CCGGCGCCTGGATCGACGGCGGCGCGGAGGGGAGCGCCGAGTTCCTTGGACCGGACCCGCGCGTGGCCGACGCCGTCGCGACCATCAACGAGTACCTGGGCAAGGCGCTGATGAGCCGGCGCATCCCCGAAAACGCGATCATGGCCCGGCAGTCTGGGGAGTCAGGGATCAAGGTCGTGGCGGACTCCGCGGCGCTGACCGGATTTCGCAAGTCCCGCGTGAACGTGCTGCGTCCCAAGGAAATCCGGCTGATTCGCCTCTCGCTCTTCTGTTACGCGATGCACCACGGCGAGCGCGTGCGCAGCATCGAGGACGTCCCGGCGCCGAGCGTCTTCTACACGATCCCGCAGCAGCCGATGAGCGCTGACCGGCGCGCCGACTGGGATCGCCGCATCCGGTTGAACCTGGCGACCCCCGTGGACGAGCTGCTCGACCTGGAGCCGTCGCTCGATAAGAAGCAGGCCGAGGAGCGGATCCGGTTGAACACCGAGTACAACGCGGCCGCGGGGCTGGCGCGGATGCCGGGGTTCGCCCCGGGGCAGCGCACGAGCGCCGCCGAGATCGCCGCCGAGGAGGAGGCCGATGCATAGCCGGACGCAGCTCTTCCCCGTTGGTGGTGCTGTCGTGCAAAACGGCGACTTCCTCACGATCACCGCGGGCCCGCAGGAAGGAAAGCGCTTCAGCGTCGTTGGCACCACGGCGACGGTGGTTGATATTCGCCCGCTGCGTCTCAGCGAGCGCGCCTACTGGCTCGTGCGCGACGTGTGGTCTGCGCTCCGAAGGATGGTGCGGTGATGGCTGAGAAGAACCACCTCGGCCTCCCCGAGGACCGCGCCTCACAGATCGTCCGGGCGGCCCTCGAGCAGGCTTCCCGCGAAATGGAGCTCCTGGCGCAGCGCTACCTCGCTCAGGGAAACGGTGAGCAAGCCCGGCGCGCCCTGGAGCAGATGAGTGCAGCGCTCGATGACCTGGCGCGGCAGTACGCGCTCAAGGTTGTGGAGGGGCCGTGGGGCCGCCTGCTCGTCAACGCGGCGACCCTGGGGGCCAATTCGCTCGAGGGGGCATCCTTCACCATCTCCAAGGCACAGATCGACGTCGCGCTCTACAACGCCGGCATCAAGATCAAGGGCCTGGTCGCCGAGGGGGCGGCTGTCGTCCAGGAGGCCGTCGCCGGCGCGATGATCCGCGGGGAGAGCCTTCAGGACATCTCCCGGGTCATCGAGGAACGGGTCCAGGTCGAGGGCGGGCTGATCGACTCGGCGCGCGCCGACATGATCGCCCGCAACGAGCTCTTCAGCGTCTACCGGCAGACCAGTAAGGCAGCCGCGGATGAGGAGCGGGTCACGCTCTTCCAGATGCGCGGGCCAATGGACAAGCGCACCGCTGCGATCTGCCGGCTGCATGTCGGGCAGGTCAAGACGGCCGCCGAGTGGATGAAGATCCGCAAGCTCGTGTTCCTTTACGGCCTGCACTACCAGTGCCGGCACTCGTTCGACCCCGTCCGCGATGCGAAGAGCCAGTCCGTGGTGCGCTTCGAGGAGTGGGGAGTGCAACAGCGCGCTCGGCTGAAAGCCGCGGCGTAGGACAACCAGCCCGGATGGGCGAAGAGGGGAACGGGAAATGACAGCTTTGGAAAAGCACCTGGCCCAGGTGAAGGCGGATGCCTTGAAGGGCGGCAAGACGGAAGCCGAGGCGGATGCCCTCGTCGCGACCGCGAAGACCGAGGCCGAGGCAGTGATGGGGCACCCGCTGTTCAAGGGGCTCTTCGACGACAACAAGAAGCTGATCGGGGATCGCGACGGCTTCAAGAAGACGGTCGATGAGCTGACCCCGCTCGCCGCGAAGGCCAAGGAGCTGGAGCTCTCCGGAAAGACCGAGCTCGAGCGCCTGCAGGCGCAGCTCGCCGAGGTCGGCCCCCAGGCTGCCGAGGCGAAGGTGTTGCGGGAGAAGATCAAGAGCATCGTCGACGCGCGCCTGGAGGGGTTGCCCGAGAACCTGAAGCCCCTGGTTCCCACCGATCCCCTTGCCGCTCTCGGCTGGTTCGACACCGCCGAGAAGGCCGGGATCCTCGGGGAGCAGAAGCCGGCGAGGTCCATCGGGGGTGAGCTGCCCAACAAGGGCGGTGCCAACACGATCACCAAGGAAGACCTCGTCGCCGGAGACGATGTCGGGGCATTCAACGCGAGGCGCATCGAGATACAGACGGGGAAGAAGTCCGTCGCCTGATCTCGGCGCACAAACGGCCGTTGTCCTGTGCCCCCTGGGTCAGGGGGTAGAGGAGAGCGGCGGAAGGAGTGGAAGTGGCTGACATTTCCGTCGTAAAGACCTACGCCAAGTACATCGCCATGACCGTGGCTCAGGTGATGCGCGGTCTCAACCCGATCACCGCATTCGCCGGCCAGCCCTCGCTCAAGCTGAGCGGCGCCGACCCGAAGAACGACGCCATCGTCGAGATCTGGGAGCAGGCTTCCGCCGCCCGCGAGCCGGCCGTCGCCGGGACGCCCCCGGACGGCGTGATCCAGCGCACGACCGCGGCGGTCAAGATGTTCCACATCGACAACAAGGTGCAGCTGGACAACCAGACCATCGCCCAGGCGATCGGTACCGGCGCCATCCCGCAGGTGATCAGCCTGCTGGCCGCGAGCGTCTACGAGAAGCTCCAGGCGAAGGTGCTCCCCGAGGTCGTCAACGCGTTCTTCAACTACTACGGGACGACCGGGGCGATCCCGAACGACGGGACCGTGATCACCGGGGCCCGCGGGGTCGTCGGCGACCGCTCCCAGGGCTGCTTCGCCCCGGACGACGGGCAGCGCGTCCTGCTGCTGGACTCGACGATCTACGGGAGCCTGCTCAACGTCGCGGGGCTCACCGGGTTCTCGAACGTCGGCACCGCGGAGGCCCTGCGGACCGGCCAGCTCTTGCCGATGCACGGCTTCGGCCGGATCAAGGAGTCCTCGTACTTCACCGGCCTGAACCATACCCTGGGCACCGCGACCGGCGTGCTCCTCAACGGCGCGCACGCCGCAGGCCTCAACGTCATCAACATCGACACCGCGGCCGGCGCCGGGACCGTGCTCAAGGGCAGCGTCTTCACCATCGCTGGCAGCACGCAGAAGCACCGCGTCGTCGGCAAGCTCGCCGTGGCCACGACCGGCTACATCGGCCAGCAGTCCTTCGCCGACATGACGCTCGCCAACGGGGTCGCTCAGGATCTCGTGATCTATCCCCCGCTCCCGGTGGCCCTCGCCGACAACGCGGCGATCACCTTCCTGGCGACGCACGGGATCGGCGGCCTGGCGTTCCACCCGATGTCCCTGGTCGTCGCTTCGCGGCGGCTGCCCGAGCAGGGGGCCGGCTACGTCGAGGAGTACGTCACGGATTCCGAGCTGAACCTCGACATCCGGGTGACCAACTTCGGCGGCTACCTCCAGAACAACTGGGCGGTGGACATCAACGCCGGCGCCGCGGTGGCGATCCCGCGCTTCGGCGGCCGGATCATCCGCTCCGTCTGGCCGTAATCGTCGGCGGAGTGACAACCATGGGCCGGGGCGAGCGCGAGCGGACCCCGGCCGCTTTTCAGCGAGGAGGATGAAATGGCGGAAGTGGAAACGGTCAAGGTCAGCGACGGAGCAGGCGACTACGTCGTGATCAACAAGAACGATTTCATCAAGGGCAAGCACACGATCTGGACCCCGGAGAAGGCCGAGAAGGAAAAGGCTGCGATCGCCGCGGCTGCCGAGAAGGCCGGGAAGGAGTAGGCTCCGGTGACCACCTACAGCACTGACGAGGACCTGGTCCCCGTCTTCGTCCAGGACGCAGAGACCCTGCCCGACTCCCTGGTGCCGCACCACGAGGCCGCCTACGCGCAGATCAGGCGGGACCTGGTTGGGATGGGACGGACGGCTGCGGAGCTCGATTCCTTGACGTCTGACACCCTGGCCGCGCTCAAGGTCCCGTCGTGCCACTACGTCCTTCACCTGCTCTTCCAGAGCCAGACCCACGGCCGCACTGGGGATCTGTTCGAGCTGGCCAAGCACCACCTGGGCGAGTACCAGCGGACTCTCCGGTCGACCGTCATCGAGAGCACGGCCGACCCCTCGAACGAGCCGCCCCGTGCCACCGGCGGGTATGTGGTGCTGGCCTGATGATCGACTTCAACGTCGAGTTCAAGGGCAAGGGCGCCGCGCTCAAGGCGATCGAGAAGATCCGGAGTGCGATCGAGCGCAAGAAAGTGCTGAAGTTCGTCGCTGACGAGGCCGTGGATCTGATCAAGGCGCGCACGGTGACGCAGCAGCTCGACGAGAACGACCGCCCGCTGATCCCCAGCAAGCGCGCGGAGCGTGAGAACGGACAGACCCTCTCCGACAAGGGGCACATGCTCGGGGCGATGCGGCTGCTCAGCGTCAGCGCCGACAAGGCCGTGATCGGGTTCGGCGACCAGATCCAGGCGAAGAAGGCCTGGTGGGCCCAGGACGGGACCGAGCCGCACGTCATCAGCGCCAAGAACGGCAAGGCGCTGGCGTTCTCCTCCTCGATGTCCGCGGCCACGCACATGCGGGGGAAGGGCGGCAAGTCCAAGCGCATCACGATGGCCAATGCCCGGCCCAATGCCAAGGGAATGGTCGTCGCGCAGCGCGTTCACCACCCCGGAACCCCGAAGCGTCCGTTCTTCGGGATCTCGCCCAAGGACTCCGTGGGCTTGCAGGCGCTCCTCGACGCCTACCTCACCCGGACGATCAGCGAGGCAAGCCGATGAGCCAGGCTCAGGACTTCGGCGACATCCAGGACCTGGCCATTGCCGCCTTGAAGACCTCAGTCACCAGCGTCAAGACGGTGGAGGAGTACGCCGGCCAGCTCGAGGACGCGATCGAGGGCAGGACCGCGGGGTTCCCCCTCCTGGCCGTGCTCTTCACCGGCGAGGACTTCGAGGAGATCGACGGGCCCTCGCACCACGAAGCGAATGAATTCGAGGTGGGCATCTTCGTGCACTCCTTGCGCGGCGCCGCCGACCTGAAGAGCCGTTCGCGGCAGCTGATTCGTGAGGTGAAGCAGTGCCTGGTGAACGCTCGACTGGCTGAGAACCTCGAGTCGGTCAAACCGATTCGCCTCCGCCCGATCTTCGCAAGCGACGTGACGCGGGTCTACGGATTCAGCTTCTCGGTGGCCATGGACCAAACCTACCAGTGGCCGGGGTGATGACGATGGGCCGTCCCCTGCGTTTGTACCTCCTCGCGGTACTTGCAGCCGTCGTCGTGCTGCTGCCGACGGGATGCACCAAGATCGGCGATCTTCTGGGCTTCGTCGACTACCAGAAGACCTCCGCGGGGGTGAAGGTCGACACCAGGGGCTACGCCGTCGACATGGACAAGATCGACGGTGACTGGCGCGCCGTAGCTGAGTGCTGGGGCTGGAGCGGGGGAGCCAGGGGGACCGTCGTGAGCATCTCTGACCCCGTGGGAGTGAACAGCCACGGCAACGAGTACTTCATGTACGGCGGGAACATGTACATGGGCTATCAGGTCGGCTTGGTCGTCTTCGTCCCGCCCGACCTTGCGGCCCTGCGCCACGAGCTCTCTCACCGCGTGTGCCAGCTGCAGCGGAATCCGGACTGCGAGAACGGGGCCGGGAAGTGCTGGCTGGGGAGGAAGAAGACGTGAAGATGAAGTGGCTCGCTGGGATCCTGGCTGTGCTCGTGTTGCTCGCTCCGGCGGGCGCCATCTGCCAGCCGTACGAGTACTCGCCTGCCGAGCCGCCGGCCGCCGGCACCGCGCTTCCCCAGGAGGGTGGCAAGGCCCGAAGCGGCGCGACTGGGACGGCCGCGGCCTACTCCCGCGAGGATCACGTCCACCCTCTGACCTGGTCGACGGACTTCCTCTATGCCGCGGCGCCCTATCCGTGGTTCGGGTCTGCAGTTTCCTCCGGCACTCAGTCGTCGACGCCGAGCGCCGCCAACCACCCGGGCATCAGCCGGATTTCATCCTCGACGACCACCAACTCCGGCTGGTCGATCGCAACCAATCTCGCGGCGCTGTTGCTGGTCGGCGGCGAGGAAACCGAGTGCGTCTTCTCGGTCATCACCACCGCCTCGACGACCGTCCGGATTGGATTTCTCGACGCGAACAGCTCGGCCCAGCCGACCGATGGGTGCTGGCTTGAAGTCGCCGGGACCACGGCGTCCGGCTACTGCAAGAACAACGCTGGGCCTACGCAGACCGGGACCACCTACACGATCACCCAGGGGACCTGGTACCGGGGGACCATCGCCGTCAACGCCGCGGCCTCATCCGTCGTCTTCGCCCTCTTCACAGCCGATGGATCGCAGGTCTGGACAGGAACCGTCGCCGCGAACATCCCGACCACGACCGGCCGCGAGACCGGGCACGGCGTCATCGCGACCAATAGCGGAACCACCGCGCTGGCCCTGATCGACGTCGACTACCTGTCCCTGTCATTCGGCCAACCGCTGGCGAGGTAACGAGAATGGCCGCAGCGGACAACATCATCAGCTTCGGGGTCGCCGGGCTGACGCTCGACTGCTCGGGCATCACCTGGGTCTACTGCAAAGACCACACCGGGGCCGACGTCTCGACAGCGGGGTGCTCACTCGTCGTGCTCGGCGCCGGGGACTACTTCCTGACCAACCCGAACGCCACGGGACCGACCGCGATGCGCGGCTATGTCACTGCCGATCCCACGAAGGTAGGTCGGTGCGTGATCGATCCGACGCCGGTCTCCACCAAGGAGGCGATCATCGCCGGGGTTGCCGCACTGCTCGCCGGGAGCATCGTCCCCTCCGCCATGCAGAGCCGGGGCCTGGCGAAGGGGGCCGTGCCGCGCGAGATCCGCCGCGGGGACGTCCACACGATCACCTTCACCTTGGGCGCGGAGTACGACCTGACCGGGAAGAAGGTCTATGTCTGCGCCAAGCGTCACAAGAGCGACGACAACGCCCTGGCGATCGTGAACCGGGAGGCAACCGTGACCGACGTCGCCGGCCGAACCGGGTACATCACCCTGACGGCGGTCGAGACCGCCAACGTCGGGACATACTCCGCCGAAATCGAGCTGCGGGACGCGGCCGACAACAACCCTGAGACGGCCTACGCCGAGGACTGGGTGATCACGCAAGACGTACGGCAGTAACACAAACCGCCCGCTGTCCTGTGCCCCCTCGAGGAGGAGGTAGAGGAGAGCGGCAGAAGGAGCGGACATGGGTGCATCAGGTTCGGAAATCGTCCTGGCAGCAAAGAAGGCCCAGACGTGGGGGACGCCGGTCCAAGTCGGGGCGAACAACGGAATCCTGATTCTCCCGGCCAGCGCGATGAAGAGGGACCAGCCGTTCTTCATCGATGACTCTCTCGGCCTGGGCTTCCCGACGGATGGGGACCTCGGCGAGGTGACCGTCGACGGCGAGCTCGTCGGCTACATGCGGTATGACTCCCTGGACCTGCTCATTGGCATGGCGATGGGGGCGCACGCCGTCACGCACACCGTGCCGACCGCTGGCGCCGGGGGCGCGGCAGCGAGCGGCACGACCACGACCCTGGTGAAGACGGCCGCCGGCTGGGGGGTGGACGCCTACGCCCTCGCGGCCGGCAGGTTCTACGTGACCGTGACCGCTGGCACGAACGCCGGCATCACCCGCCGCATCATCAGCAACACGGCAACGCAGCTGACCTTCGGCGCGATGCCCGTCGCCTGCGACGCGACCACGGTCTTCACCATCTCGGGCGCGGCCTCGACGCACGTCTACACCCTTGCCCCGAACACGGACGGGCAGTTCTTCACGCTCGTCGCCAAGCTCGGCACGATCTACGTCGACGAGATCACGACGGCGAAGTGCGCCGGCTTCACCATCAAGGGGGGGACCGGCCAGCCGATTCAGGTGGCCTTCCGGATCATCGGCCACGAACGCAACAGCAACACCGTCGCCGGGACCAACAACAACACGACGATCCTGGCCGTTACGTTTCCCGAGACCGCCAACCGGCTGCTCTACCGGGACATCAAGTTCCGGATGAACACGAGCAGCGGCGGGGCAATCAGCGACGCCGACCGAATCTACCCGGTCTCCTACGACTTCGCCTATGACCGCGACATCCTGGGGGTCTACGGGACTGGCTCGAGCTACAACAACATCGACGAGCCCACGAACAACGGGGATCCCAAGTACGGCCTGAAGTTCGAGCTCGGGCGCCTGACCGCCGCCGGGCAAGCCCTGATTGCCGCCAAGGACGCGGGCACCGCTCAGAAGATCGACATCACCTTCACCGGCGCGCTGCTCGCCGGGGCGACGTACCGCTCGATGCTCATCGAGATCCCGAACGCGAAGTTCTCGTCGGCCTCGGCGCCGATCAAGAAGGGGATCCTCACCGTGCCCGCGGAGATGTCCTTGTTCGCGCGCTCGGCGGCCCCCACCGGGATGGCGGGGCTCACCTCGCCGTTCCGACTCACCCTCGTCAACGCCTTCGGCGGCGACGTTCTCCAGGAGGCGGTGGCGTAATGGAACTCGGGAACTTCCTCTCCGACGACAAGGTGTACAGGATCCCCTTCGGCAACCCTTCCGAAGGGGGCTTCGTCCATCTGCGGTTCGTGGCGCGGGACAAGATGAACGACCTGTTCCGCAAGTCCTCCAGCATCAACTACGACCCGGTCTCGCACGTGCGCAAAGCGGAGCCGGACAGCAAGAAGTTCGACAGGTTCACCGGGGAGTGCGCCGTGGCCGGGTGGGAAGGGCTCACGGTCAACGGCGAGGAGTACCCCTTCACCCCGGAGAACCGCGACGCGCTGATGCTGCGGAACACGACCTTCGCCAAGTTCGTGCACGACATGAGCGACGACATCATCGCGCTCGAGCGGGCTCACCAGGAGGCCGTCCGGGGAAACTGATTCGGCACGTCCACGCGGTACTCCTGCACCCGGGGGTGTCGTGTGAAGCGTGCCGAGACGCAGAGGAAAACGATGGCAGAGCGCCGGAGTGCGTGGACGGGGAATGCCCCATCCCGGACATCCCCCTCGAAGCTGCGAGGGCCTTCAAGGTGTGGTGCCGGCTGGATGCCCTGCGGGACTTCGGAGGCGGCGCCGTGATCATGGCGCAGGCGGGCCTCTCGGCAGTCGAAATTGACCTGCTCGTGGTCATCGAAACCACGGTGCAGAAGGTGAGGCGGGCGAACACGCCCGCGAAGGAGGAGTAGGTCGTGGCCGTCAAGATGGAGCTCGACATCACTGCCGAGGACACGGCCTCCAGCATTCTCGACAAGGTCAACGAGAAGCTCAACAACCTGGGCCTGGGCGGGGGTGGGAAGCTCGAGCTGCTCACCGCGAACCTGAACACCCTGGGCGTGAAATCCGACGACGTCTTTGATCGGATGGTCAGGGATTCCAAGGCCGCATTCGAGGCGATCTCCACGTCGGGGGTTGCCTCGTCGGAGAAGATCGCCCGGGCGGAGACCGCGCTCGCCAAGAAGATGGACCAGGTCCACAAGGACAGTGCCGGCGCGTTCGGGGCGGCCATGAAACAGAACGAAACGGCCAGCACTGGCTTCTTCGCGAAGATGAAGGCGGGGATGTCGAGCCTGAAGGAGCACTGGATCGGGGCGACGGCTGCAATTGCCGGAGCGATGGGTGCGATCATGACCGCCTGGGACTTGGCGCAGAAGTCGGCGGCTTTCGCAGAACAGAAGGATTCCCTGAACGCCCTCGCAGCGCAGTACAAGACCTCCGCTGACACCATGATCGGGAAGATCAAGGAGATCACCGGCGGGCAGGTCAGCATGGCCGAGGCGGCCGATGTTGCAGCGTCTGGCCTACAGAAGAGCCTGAATCCCGACCAGATCTACGCGATGGCTACCGCCGCGGAAAAGCTGAGCAACATCACCGGATCTGATATCCCAACGTCGTTTTCGAAGATGGTCGATGCGATCGCGCTCGGCAGGGAGAAAGCGCTCGAGAACGAACTTGGCGCGATCAGCCTGGAAGAAACGTACGGGAAGGTCGTAAACACTTGGACCGATGCCGAGAAGGTCGCCGGGCGCCTTGCGATCGTCATGGATCGCACAGCGACAGCGGCTGCACTTCTCGGGGATGGCGCCGCGAGCACGGATGACAAGATAAATGCATTCAAGAAGGACATGGACGATCTGAAGCTCAAGATGGGCGACGCGATCATCCAGGCGGGCGCCGGCGTGATCGCGATCTTCCATGGCATGGCCTCTGCCGCGTTGTCTGCTGGCGCCGCGCTGCTCAAAGTCAGCCAGGGCGTGGCGTGGCTCGTCGGCGATAAGGCCGGCTTCGAAGAACTCGGCCTGTCTGCGGCTGCGGCGTTCGAGGCCGCGAAGGACGAAGCCGACAAGGCTGCTTCCGCCTGGGGTATCGCAGCACACGGGATGTCTGTGGCCGCGGGAAAATACAACGAGGCCGCGGCCGCCGCGAAGGCTCTTGCGGCCGCCCACGCGGAGAGCACCGCGTCGATCACCAAGGGAATCACTGATCTCAAGACCGTAATTTCGACCTGGGCGAGCTACTACAACGAAGTCAAGTCGGCCCACGAGAGGGCCGTCAACGAGATCGAGACCCGGCAGAAGGCCCACGCGGCCGCCATGAAGGCCATCGACGAGGCGATGAAGGCCGGAACCGCTGCCCTGAACTCGATCGCTCCGGAGGCCCGCGAGGGGGAAGCCTGGCTCAAGGAGAAGGAGCGCCTGCAGAACCTCTACAACGACGCGCTCAAGAAGGAAGGGACCGAGCGTACCAACGCCCTGAAGGACTACATGGAGCAGAGGGCGAAGTTCACCAAGGGCATCAGCGACGAGGCGCTCGGGATCGAACAGCAGATCGGATCCATGCAGGCGTTCAAGCAGGAGGCGGTGACAGCCGGCGACGCGATCGCTCAGGCGCAGAAGGACATCAAGGCCGCCATGGGCGAGTTGAAGGCCGAGCAGGACCGCATCATCGAACAGAACGACAAGCTCGCCGCGAAACAGGAAGCAAACGCGGCCGCGTTGAAGACCGCGATGGACGCCGCCCTGCTGAACGTCAAGAACTACCAGAACGAGCTGGACTTCCTGACGACCTCCCTCGAGAAGCAGCGCGTCCTCACGGTCGACACCGACGCGGCCCTGGCCGGAGCCCAGGGGGTCAAACGGGCGATCGACGCCATTCCCGACGTCTCCTACAAGACCGTCATCATCAAGTACGACACGCAAGGGTCGCCCGCGCCGACCCAGAACGCCAATCAGGGCTCCGAGCAGCCCTCCGGCTGGTACGGGGAATAGCATGTCGAACATATTGACCTGCGCGGTCAACCTCCTCGAGGCCTCAACCGTCACCCTTACCACCGGGGCTGCAGCGCCCGGATACCCGCTCTACCGGATCAAGGACCGGGACATCGGCAGGGTGTTTGCCGGAAGCGCCGCGGTGACGACCACCATCAAGATCGACCAGGGGGCAGCCGGCGCCCAGGCTGTCGATCGGCTGTTCATCCCCGCCGGTCACAACCTGTCGGGGGTCTGGCTCGGTATCGCCTACTCTAGCGACGACAGCTCCTACACGAACGCGGTCACGGCTGGGGCCTGGGCGTCGAGCGCCGCGGACATCCTCAAGTCATGGACGAGCCTGGTGCGCCGGTACTGGCGGTTCACCATCACGACGCCGGCCGCCGCGCCGTATTTCGCCGAGCTGTTCATTTCGCCGACGGAGTCCTGGGCGCGCAATCCGCAGCGGCCCGGGGGCGACGAGGAGGACGTTCACAACGTGACCGTGCTGCGCTCGTCTCCCGGGCGCCCGCGGTACGCCGTGAATGGGCCATCCCGCCGGCAGCGGCACTACACGCTCAAGAACATCGGCAGCGCCCAGCGAACGCAGCTCAAGGCCCTCTGGTCGGAGTGGCGCGGCGGCAAGCCGTTCTGGCTTTGCGACCATGAGGGGGTTTGGATCTACGGGGAGATCACCGCGCCGCTCCGCCTGCGCGAAACCGGGGCCGGCACGTGGGGCGCCACACTGGACTTCCTCGAGGTGCCGGTATGAGCGCCTGGTCGGCTTCTGAGGCGCGCGATCGATCCCGAGCGCAGCCCATCGTTCTCGTGGAGATCCAGACGCTGAACGGGGGGCCGCTTCTGCGCCTTGCGGATCGGAACGTCATGATCGGGGGGGTCCAGTACGCCGACTACGTCCAGGCGATCACCGGGGCAGGGGACACCCTAGACCGAGGGACGGCGATCTTCCAGAACAGCAACGTGCAGATGACGTTCAAGAACGACCCGTGGGACGCCTTCCAATTCCTGTCCGACTTGTCCGAGGCCTACCCGTTCGAGGGGGCCCCGGTGACCGTGCTGGTGACGTACCTGGACGATGACGGCACGCCGGCAACGCCAGAGGTCATCTTCGTCGGCAATCTCGACAGCCCGGGCGGCATCACCACGGCGTCGCTGACATGCACCGCGAACTGCAGGGAAGCGTTCGCGTCGATCGCGAACAGGTAGGGGGCCATGACTTTTCCTTTCGATCACACGCAGATCGCGCGGACCGCGGCAATGATCCTCGCGAACGCCACGGAAGCGGAGTACGACAAGGGATCTGAAGGTGACATCACAAATCAGGAGATCTTCCGGTATCTCGTGAACCCCGGCTTCCCTGCGACGCTTTCGCAGATCATCACGGATATGCGGGTTTCGTTGGGCCATATGTACGTTGGGAACTTCGACCACGACGCACTCGGGCGGTACACCGCGGGGGAACTTAAGGTCCGCGAACGGGGGTCGTCGACGTGGATCAAGATCGGGGATATGGCCGCGAGCCGCTGGTACGCCGATCTGTATTTCCGCCAGGTCTCGACCGGAGGGACGTCCTACATCACCGTAGCTGGGGCGAACTGGCCGACGAATGCCCTTGTTGGGCTGCAGATGTTCGTTGGCCCGCAGGCAGGCCTTCTGACGAAGACAGTCGTTTCGAACACCGCGACGCGGATCGACTTCGATAGCGGGACCTTTAGCGGGACGTCCTACATCTACAGGCACGACGTGGAATGGTCTGGGGCGATGCTCGCGGACTTGGACTTCGCGCACGACTGCGGGTCCACGACGAACGACGCCCCGTTCGACATCCGTCTTCTGCTGACGACCTCCGGCGGGGTCCGCTTCCGGCCATACGTCTCCTTCGGTGGCAAAGGCGCGACGAATCATTCTTACATCAGGGTCGTCGGGGAGAGCGTCTAGGTGGGCCTGCTGCTGCTCAACCGCAACGACTTCCCGAACATCGATCCGACCGAAGTCGGATCGCCCGGGAACGAGGGCTACGGGGTCGTGAACGACGTCCGCGTTCACGCGATCGTGGCCGGTGCCGTTTCTCGCCTGTCCGCGCCGATGACGCGAGATGCGACGTCCCTGACGGTCGACGATGACGCTGGCTGGCCTGCGGCTCCGTTCACCGCGCAGATCGCCGGGGAGATCATTACGGTTGGCGCGCGCAACGGGAAGACGTTTTCAAGCCTGACGCGCGCCGCCGCGAACGCGGAAGACTACCCGGCCGAACCTCACGCGATCGGGTCTGCCGTGTACGAGGTGAAGACCGAATATATCTACCTCGTTTCTCCGCGGCCGGTCCACGAAATCACCGGGGTCAGGATCGACGGGGTCAGGCAGTCAGAAGGGTTCACCGCGTACACCGGCCAGACCGGCGACGAGCACGGCGATTACCCCGGCCGGGCGGTCATCTCTTTCCCTGTCGACCTGATGGTCGTGAAACAGCGGAACGTCGACCCGGCTCAGGCTTCGGTCGCGTACCGCGCGATTCCCGTCTACTGCACGGACGACGGGGAGGGGGCGTGGATCGGGCGGCTGCGGTCGGAATCGGGGGCGCTCGGGTTTTCCATTGCCTACGCGCCGCCCGGGTACAACCAGTTCTGGGTCGTCTGGCCGGAACGGACAACGACTCTGCAGCAGGACAGCGTGATCATCGACATGGAGGAAACAGCCGGGACGACCTCGAAGGTCCTTTTCGGGGTGATCGACATAGCGACCGGGCAGACGATCAGGGTCGAGGAAATCCCGATTTCCGCGAACGCGAGGCTGTCGGCCCGGATCGGGCTGACGGGGGTCGCCGGGATCAAACTGACGATGACCTGTGCCGCGGGAGCAGTGACGATCGCCGCCGTGAACAGGACATCGTTTCGCAGGATACCGCCGCCCGACGAACCGAAGACGCTGATCGAGGACTACCCCGAGACGTGGACGAACCGCGGGGTCAGCAGCGGCAGCGCCCAGGTCTGTACGTTCAGCACCAACCATACGGGGACGGTCTGCTACATCTCGCCGGTTGTGGAGTTCGCTGACGGTGTCGGGCCGGGAGTCTGCGACGTCATACTCGCCGGCTGGAACGACGTCGAGATCGGGCGGCAGCGCCGTGACGTCCCGTCCGATGTCGAACCGTCGATGTACTACTCGGGCGGGTTCTCGACGAAGGTCAGGGTCGAGAAGGTTTCGGGTGACTACTTCATCGACTCGATCCGCAGGCGAATAGCCGTTCTTGAGCCGACATCGAATCCTGGCGCCGCAGGGACCAGCGCCAAGATCGTCATCGGGGAGCGCGTCACAGTGGATGCCTCGTGGCACTTCGACGGCGGCGGGGTCATCACCGCGCCGGAGAAGGTGATCGAGCACTTCCTGCTGAACTACCTCGGCGCCGCAGCCGGCGAGATTGACGCCACGAGCTTCGCCGCGGCCGGTACTCTTTACGCCGCAGCGATCGCCGGCGGGTACCAGTTCGAAGGGCTGGTGCCGAAGGAGGCCGCCTGGACGACGCTGATGCGCATGGCCTTCGACTGCCGTTCGACGGTCCGCTTCGTGGGTGGGGCGTACTACCTCAACTACACGCCGGACGCGGCGCCGGCGGCCCTGCCGGATGACCCGCCGTCCCTGACCACTGATGACCTGGCGGTGATCGGTTCGCAGTTCACCTTCAAGAAGCAGAGCACGCGCACGATCTTCAATTCCCTGACGGCGCTCTACGCTCCGAACTTCAGCGGCGACTACAGCAGCGACATCAGCAGCGGGTACCTGGCGTCGGTCGCTGCCAGCGACTCGACCAGCATCGCCAAGTACGGGGAGTACCGAAAAGACTATCAGCTGCGCTGGGTCCGCGACCAGGTGATGGCCGAGCACGTCCTGGCGCATCACCTCCTCGAGCGCAAGCTCCCCTTGCTGACCGTGACGGGGTTGCTGTTCTGGCGCCATTCGGGTTTGAAGGTCGGGGTCACTCTCGGGATCACCAACGCGATCTATTCAGGCAGGAAGTGGTGGGTGTCGGGCCTGCTGTGGCGCGACAAATACACCTTGGAATTAACCGCTACGGAATGGTGGGGATGACGACATGGCGGGAACCGATCCGGTTACCTGGGATGAACTCGATAATTTCTGTAAAGGCCACCAGGGCGAGTGTCAGCGGCTTCGCGAGTCGCAGGGGCAGACGGCAAACGTGAAGATCGAAACCGCCCTCAAGAACATGGCCGATCAGATCGAGGCGCTCAAGACCTTGCTCGACAGCAAGCTCTACGTTTTGCCTAAGCCGATCCTCTACATGCTGTTGGGCGGTGCGATCTGCGCAGGGCTCGCTGGCCGCGAGGCCATCTCCTTGGTCACGAAGCATTTCGGGGGAGGGTGAGGCCGTGACCCCGACCAGCTGCCGCGACCCCGAGCTCCTTCACCCGCTGCTCCGCCCCATCTGGGAGCGCTTCATGCGCCTCGGGCGCGCCGCGGGCCTGGTCCTGGTCTTCACCCGTGGCTTCTCGTCCAGTCGCGACCAGGACGCGCTCTACCAGGTGGGCCGCCGCGGGATCCCTGGCGAGGGGATCGTCACCAAGGCCAGGGGAGGGCAGAGCTGGCACAACATCGAGCGCGACGGCAAGCCCGCGGCCCTGGCGTTCGACGTCTGCGTGATGACCGCCGACGGCAAGCGGGTTCTGCCGAGCTCCGCCCCGGAGTGGGACACGCTCGGCCGCATCGCCGAGTCCCTGGGGCTGACCTGGGGCGGCCGCTTCGGCGACAACCCGGCGACGGCGAGGATCGAGGGGTGGGACAAGGGGCACTGCCAGCTCGACGAATGGGGATCCCTGAGTCTCGAACACGCAATGGCCGGGACGGACCCGGCGGAGGTGTGAAGCCATGATGAATCGTCGTTTCTTCCGCGCCCTTCTTTGCGCGCTCTTGGTCACGTCCTCCTCAGGCTGCGGCCTGGTCAACTACGCCGCCGGGCTGGTCGAGAAGCACAAACACCCGGCGCCGACGCCTGCCCCCACTCCTGCCCCTGCGCCGGCTCCGACGCCGGACCCGCTCGATTCCTACCGGTGGAACGGCAGCGCGTCTCCCGAGCAGTACCCCGAGACGGCGAAGCTCCACGCCGTCCGCGTCTCAGGCGGCAGCACGGGGCCGTGCGTCATCTGTTGGGACTGGGACGACCCGCACTGGCGCCCCTATGGCCCGAAGAACGTCATGGGCAACGCCTGGATCGGTTACTTCGACGGCCGCGTCTGGCAGATGGGCGTGTGGGAGATGGTCAAGGGGTCGATGGTCGGATCGGAGGTCTGCCGCACCAGCGAGGCCAAGGCCGGCCAGCCGCCTCTGGTCCAGGCGCACGGGCCAATCAGCGGGTGGGTCCCGGCGAGCGGCGACAAGGTGCGCTACATGATCTCGACGACGACGCGGGGCGGCGTGCCGGCCGGGAGCGTCGTCGGGAAGTCGAACATCGTCGAAGGGGTGTGGCCGTGATACTCGATCCGACGTTCACCGTTGGCTGGGTCGTCATCCTCGCCGTCGGCCTCGCGTGGGAGGTGCTGGCGCTGCTCAAGCGCCGCCGGAAGCCGGGAGAGCCTCTGAAGCCAGACGGGACGCTCACATGGAACATCCGCACATGGCTCCAGCTCGGATCGCGGGCGCACTGGATCGGGCGCCTCGCGCTCGCCGGCGCGCTCGCGTGGCTGAACTGGCATTTCCTTTTTCCCGTGCCGGTCGTCAATGGGACCCCGGCCTCACCACAAGGAGGTAGCACGATGTTCCTCGGTCTTTCCCTCGCCGCGCTTCTCGCAGCCGTGAAGTCCTGGGCGATCCGCATCGCGGTCGGCTACGCCACCAAGATCGCCGTCGACGAGATCCGCAAGGCCGCCCCGGGCCTGTGGGCCAAGGTGCCCGACTTGGCCAAGCCGGTCGTCACCACCGTTCTGGGCGCCGTGACGGCCGCCGTGACGGGTGACCCGACCGCTCTGGTCGCTGACGCCGTGGGCGGAGCGATCGGCGGCGCCGCGGGCAAGGTGGTGCACGACGCCCAGAAGGAGAACGACAAGCCCAAGGCGCCCCAGGCCGGTCCGGACTTCCTCAACCCCGTGGTGCCTCAGCCGTAGAGGTTCTCCCCACCCCGCCCGGGGCCTCCTGCAGCGGCCCCTCCCCGTCAATCGTTCAGTCGCGAGCGATCCCGGGCGGTTCTTCCCCTTGACAGCCGCCGCGCCTCCGTGGCACTGGTGATGCGGCGCGCAGTCGAGCGAGAGACCGAAGCCTGCAAAGCGGGGGGGAGAATGGAAACGAAATATTGTCCGACATGTGGTGCGGCGGTGAAGTTCCGCAAGGACGAGCAGGGCGCACTGGTAGTAGTCTCTGGCGCGTGCAAACACCTGCGCCAGGAGGTTCTCGCCGAGGGCAAGACAGAGTGGACGATCGGCGGGTAACTACTTCGGGCCCCATCGTCCTCAAGAGAGTTGGTACTTCCCCTTGACAGATCTGTCGCCCCCGTGGCAATCTCTGCCAGTCAAAAGCATGGCCGGCCGGGTGGCACCGGCAGCAGGAAGCGCCGTGCGTGGCGGGAGTAACTCAGTGGTAGAGTGAGCCTATCCTACCCGGCACGCAACAATCTTCCCATCAAACAGAGTGATTTCCAGCCGTTCCCGGTCGTAAAGTTCGATTTTCCTGCAGGTCGCCTTCACTATTTCGCGCGCTGCCATCTTGGGAACTACTTCCGGCGGGCGCGACAGGTGCTCGAGCAGCTCGGCCGGGATCTCCGTTGGCCCGGGTGCAGCGTCCCGCTCGAGCCGCTCCGTCAGTTCCACGATCTCTCGCCGGGTGGCCGTCAGGCGCTCACGGACCTCAGCCGCAGTCAGCGTCCCATCCTCCAGGGCGGCCACGAGCCGGTCCCGGCGGGCCGTTGCTGCGCTCAGGAGTTCGGCGAGCGGCGAGGGCAAGGCCGAAGCCTCTGGCGCGGTCCTGGCGGCACGCACGAGCCCGGGGACGGCCTCCCAGATCGCCCGGAGCACCGCCGGGTCCACATCCTGGCACCGGAGGTTGCCGCGGTTGGGGCAGTTGTGGGCGCTCTGCTTCACCCACCAGGGGTTGCAGCGGTAGGAGTAGTACCTCGAGGTGGATCCATCCCGGCAGGTGTGCGTGTAGGTCTGGCTCTTCATCGAGGTCCCGCAGTGCCCGCAACGCCAGACCCCGAGGCCGGTCAGCAGTCGCCGCGCCTGGTCGCCCTGGTCGCGAACCCGCTTCTTGCGATCCCGGGCGCCATGTAGGGCCCGCGCCTGGTCCTCGGTGATGATCGGCTCCCACGCCCCCGGAATCGTAGTCCCGTCCTCGAGCAGCACCCGGCCGGCGTACCACCAGACCCGCTGCCGGGAGAGCGCGCGCTGGATCGCCGTCGGTGACCAGGTCGGGAACTGCTCCCGCAGGGACCGGGCGCCACGGGTGAGTGCTCCCTCGAGGAGCGTCCGGACCTCGTCGACGCGGGCCGGGTCGGGGACGATCGTCTTCTTGTCGCGGTCGTAGAGGTAGCCGGTCGGGACCCCGCCACCGTGCCACTTCCCGGCGGCCTTGGCCTCGGCCATGCCGCGCTTCTGGCGGGCGAGGAGCTTCTGCTTCTCGCGGGCGCTGAGGATCCCGAAGAGGCTGTGCAGGAAGGAGTCCTCGGCGTCCCCAAGGTCCAGCGACTGCTGCGGGGTGGCGACCCGGCAGTCACCGGCGCGGCAGGCCTCCTGGATCACGGCAAGCTCGCGCAGGTCCTTTGCCCTGGTCAGGCGCTCGGCTTCGATGACGAGCAGGGTATGCACCCCGCCGGCGGCGATCCGCTCGAGCACCCCTCGGAAGACCGGCCGGGCCTCTATCGTCTCGCCGCTGCCGGTTTCCTCGAGGACCTCGTACTGCCAGCCTTGACGGATGGCGAACTCCTCGAGGGCGCGGCGCTGGGCGGGGAGGGACCACTTCTCGGCCTGGTGCTTGGTCGAGACACGACAGTAGATCAGGGCGAGGCGTGCGACCATAGCTTCCTGCATGAGTCGGCCAGCACCCGGACGGTCCGCGGCGAGACAAGAAGCTTCGCTCGTACGCACAAGAGTAGCTCTGGGCTCATGTCGGCATTCAGATGACACCGACCGCTCTTGAAGGCCGCCCGGACCTCTGAGGCAGTGAACCAGCGCGCTGCCGCGAAGTCGACAGCAGACGGGTGGCGAATGAAAGGGTGATCGCCAACATCCAGAACGAGGGTCGGATCGGTGTACGGCTTTGCAGAGCGCAGCATGACGGCGACGATTCGACCAGTGCGGTCAGGATTGGTCAAGATAAACCAGAGGTGTGGCTCGTAAAGCGGGGGCTCGGAGAGCATGACGCTCCCGCCGGCCCGGATGATGTCCATCAGCCCACCAGTTGGGCAGCGAACTCCTCGGCGCGCAGGCCTCCCAGGACGTCAGCTACATCCTCGTTGGAGTAGCCCTCGGCCCGAAGAATGTCTTCGATCTGGATCGGCGTGCTCGACCCCTGCGGGTCGCGCCACTCAGGCAGGGTATGCGTGAAGTCCCGGAGTTGGAACTGGCTCATCTTCCCGTATTTCTTCCAGATATCGTCGATCAAACCCTCCTCGGCCGGAGAGAGCTGATCGCAGGGGATCCGGACCCCGCGTAGGGAGACATCGTACCCGTCGCGCTCGGTGATGTGCTTTCTCCAGTAGGAGTCCTTCTCGGCAGCTTGAATACGATCATATGTAAAACTCATGACGGGTCCATGCGGCATCGAGCAGTAGTAGTCGAAGGCGATCGGCCGGCCGAACTCGACGATCCCGCGGCGTTCCGCCAGGTAGAGCAGCTTCATCAGCTTGAGCACGTTGAGATGCCCACCGGCGTGCGACAGTAATCGCGCAGCGGCTTGAGTAGCTTTATCTTCACGGTAGCGCATTGTTGATTTATAATACTTCTTCCTCAGAAGTTTCGCCAGCCCCCTGCAGGCTGCTGCCTCGCGTTGTGCCGCTTCCAGTTGAAGCTGGCAGGCCGCCTCGCCAGGCGTGCCGCTGTCGAGTGACGGTCAGTTGTGGTGCGTGGCTAGGCATTACTTCTTTCAGCCTCTTTGATATTCCTCTCGACTTCGTCCTTGACCCCCGCCTCGATAGCGCTCATTAACGACTCGAGCGCTTGGAATGCCTTGTGTATATAAATTGCCTCTACAGCAACCTCTCCGCCGACCACTGTGATCCCAGGCTTATCGGATAGCTCTATCATTGTATTTTTATCTTCCTTTGGGATCGAACCGTTGTTATGAACAAAACAGTTTCTTAGAACTATGAGCGTATGAATCGGCTTCCAAATATCTTCATCTATAGCGACACGTCCGTAAGTGGCAAGGAACTCCTTCTTGTCCGGCCACTTGGCACCCCTCTGGGTATTCCTAAACTTCTTGTCTTTCTCTTTGCCGACAGACAATGCAACACGCCTGCACGCATCCTGGAGGTAGGTGTCGAGTAGCGAAACCAGGTAAATGATGTGAGAGTATCTCACCCGTTTAAAAAAATATTCCACCGCCACGATACCGCTGTCATTCGGCTCTTGATTGCCTGCGACAACTTGCTCATCAACACAGTTGTGCTCCTCGAGAAGCATGCGTTCAAGATCCTTTTCTGAATCCTTGACGTAAAACGCGAATAACTCAAGCTCCTGCCCAGCACTCAGGACGCTGGAATACTTCATGGCTTGTAGAAGCAATTTCCTGGCGAAGATCGTTGATTCATTTGAGTCAGCCACAATGCCTCCCCCTATAATCCTCTTGGTGACCAATATTGCGTTTGGCTTCCATCACGCTCTGTACTCCACTCCTCCGGCAGCTCCACCCCCGCGGCCGCGCACTGCTGCACCATGTAGGCCGCGAGTTCGTCGAACGCCCGGCGCGCGTTGTCGAGCAGCTCGAGCAGGCGCGGGTCGGAGGAGGCGCGGTAGCGGGCGAGGGTGGCCTCGATGTTGTCGGGGGCGATCATTGCCACACGGGGACCCATCTTGACGACCCAAAGCGCCCGCCGTCGAACTTGATGCGGAGGCTCTCTTTGTAGTCGTTCCAGGGGATCTCGTAGGTGATCCACCCACTGACGCGGTCTCCTGGTTCAAGAGTCATCGACTTTAGGTCGGGCTCGGTCCTGCTGACGCACCTGGAGAACATTTGGCCCTTTTCGTCTTTGACGACGAAATACGAAGATGCGACGTAGGGAGTCTTTCGCCCCTTGTTGGCGACCTCGACGAAGATCGACAGGTATTGAAACCCACTCTTTGGCTGCTGCCAATCGTAATCGGCTTTGATGTCGTCCTCGAAGTCTGTCACGGAAAACTCGACGCCGTCGCCAAACACATTCGCTGGCGTCTCTCGCTCGATCTTGGTTTCGGCATAGAGTTCCTTGATCTTCTGAATTTCTTTCGTGAGCTTTTCGAGAACGCTTTCTTGATGCATCAGCTCCATGTCGGCCGTTCTCTGCGCATCGTCGAGCGCCCCGAGCGCGTCTTTGATTTGGTCGAGAGACATGTCGTCAATCCGGGCGGCCTTCCTGTGCTCATCGGTGATGTATTTTCGCCACTTATCAGCGGCGTCTTTCTCGGTGTCGGCGCGGAGCGGCGCCGGGGAAAGGACGAAGGCGGCAAACAAGAACACCAGCGCGATTCTCACGCCCACACCCTCCAAGACCAAACCACCCGGCCGACGATGGGCTCGGCCTCGCCCTCCCTCGCGGGAATGCGCGTCTCGTGGTGCTCGTTACGGTTCTCAGGGATCAGCACCAGATCGGCGCCGTCCCGAGCAACGTACTTGACCGTGCAACCGCCGTCAAGGCGCACGACATAGAGCCCGCGGCGCACCACCTTGCGGTCGTCGCGATCAACGACGGCCACGGAGCCATCGGGCAGGACCGGGTCCATGCTGTTGCCCTTGATGCGGACGGCCACGAGGTTCTTTCGCTTGCCGAGCAGGGGCGCGTAGACCCAGGCCCACCCTTCGATCTGGTCGGAAACGACCCTGGCGGCGCCGGCGGCTACCGCGTCCTCGACAAGGGGAACGGCTCGGAAGTCTTCCGTGCGCTGTCCGGACTCGCCGGCGCTCTGATCGAGAGCGTTCGAGAAGACCACGCGGGGCTGCGGGAGTTCGTCGGGCGAGAGGCGCGCGGGCGGGTCCTGGCCGGTCAGGAGGTAGTCGGTCGAGACCCCGAGGGCGCGCGCAAGGACGAGAAGCGCGTCGGCGCCGGGCTTGCTCTTGCCGCTCTCGATGTTGTGCAGGTTTCCCGCGGATGACCCAACTTTCGCAGCTAGGGCCGCCAATGTCATCTTCCGTTCCTTCCGCAGCCTCTTGACCTGCTCGCCGAGAAAAGTTTCAGACATGAAATTTTCCTATTGACAATGTTTCGGATCGCGAATATCTTCCCCTACATGAAGCGTATAGCGAACTGGCTGACCCGGAAGTTCAACGGATGGCTCTCCGCCAAGGTGGTCGACATCGTCGCCTACGACATCAGGCGGGGCGGGAAGCTGCAACGAGCGATAGAAACCTATACGCCTCAGCCACGGCGCGCCTCTTTATCTCGTTCAGAGGAAGGGAGTCGTCTCGGTCGATGAACACCGAAACGTGGACTGACGGACGAACGGCGTCAGCTGGCAGGGTGTCGATGTCCTCGCCGATATCTACGCCTGCCGTGAAGTATGGGAAGTCGTCGCCGTCGTGGAAATTGATGTTTTCTACGGTCGCTTTCAGCACGCCGTCTCCTTTCAGCGGTTCGACCAGCTTGCCAGTGGCCCCCGGAGCTTTTCGCCCGTCCAACGCCAACTCCATGGCGGCGGTTTCCCAACTCCATGGTACTCGACGAGGCGAGCCACACTCCGGGGGCCGCTGGCATGTTCTCACGCTTCACACGACGAAGCAACACACAGGAGGGAAGTGAAATGGCAATGAGCGTTGCCCTTCGGGTCCGGATGATGCAGCGGGGCGTCAGCCAGCGCACCATCGCCCAGGCTCTCGGGGTCACCAAGGAAGCCGTCTACCAGGAGTTCTCGGGGCGCCGGGTCAGTCAGAAGATCCGCGACGAGATCGTGAAGCAGGTTGGCTGGCCGGAAAAGAAGATCTGGCCGAACGGTCACCGCCCGTACCGCACCCCGAAGGGCGTGGCGGCCGAACCGGAGAAGGTGGCCTAGGCCATGGCCACCGCAACCGCCCCCGCCCCCGCGATCTGGCTCACCCCGCGCCAGGCAGCCGCGCTCCTGGAGAGGAGCGCCTAGGTGGCTACGACACCCGGACCCGCCGCCTCCGGAGGCCCCCGCATCGTAGCTCTCTACGGCGAGGGCTACACGATGTTCGACGTCTGCAAGGGCTGCCAGCAGCGCCACCGCTGCGCCAGCTGTCTCGACGGGACCGACAGCGAGTATCTGCCGCCGTCGGCGCTGCCGAAGGAGACGAGGAGGCACGGCGTCGAGGTCGATCTCTTCGGCGCTCCCGAGGGCGACGGACTCCCGGACGGCGGGAGGGATTGGTAAATGGTCGCCGTCTACGAATCCACGTTCTGCGAGGTCGGCGGCTGCCAGTGCGCGCTGCTGCTCACGCGCGGCGGGGAGCCCGTCTGCGCGCACCCGGCGCTCGGGCTGCCGGTACCGGGAGCGGTGATCGCTCCGGGTGCCGGGGTGCCGGCGATCTGCCCGGCGGCCGCGGCCCCCGCACCGTCTGCAAGCCCGGTGGCGCGCGGGATCGCTCGGCGCTCGAGCGCCTACCGGGCGCGGTGGAGCTGAGCCATGAGCGCGACGGAGTACAACGCGATGAAGCACAACCCGCAGCGGTGGGCGCTTGGCCTGATCGAACAGGAGCGCAAGCGGCAGGATCGCAAATTCGGGAGGCAGGATCATTCTCCCGAGCGCTTCGTCGCGATCCTGTCGGAGGAAGTAGGGGAGGCTGCAAAGGAGGCGCTGAACCTGTTCGATCCGCTCACGGGATCGTGGGATCAGCGCATGGACGCTTACCGGGCCGAGCTGATTCAGGTAGCGGCCGTGGCCGTTCTGATGGTCGAGGCGTCGTTTGGCTATCGCGAGTTCAGCGAAATGACTCCCTGTCCGGTCACCGCAACCTGCTGCGCATTCTACGAGGACAACGCGGCCGGTCGGCGATGCGGGCACGAGGCGCGCGATAACCACTTTGTCGCGTTCCCCGACGCCTGCCCGAAGGAAGCGACGAAGAAGCCGGACGAGCCCGCGCTCGGGGAGGACTGAGCCATGGCCCAGACGAACCCCGACGCCCCCTGCATCTACCAGCCGTTCGGGATGCAAGACGAGTGGGAATGGAAGAGCGGCCGGATCTACGCGGTCAACAACATCCCGCGCGTCGGAGAGCTCTTGCGCCTCACCCGGACCGAGGCGTACGCGCTGCTCTACCTGCTCCAGAAGAATCGGCAGCTCGAGAAGATCCTGAAGAAGCTCGTCGACGAACTGCGCGAGCACCTGAACCCGGGCTCTTCCTGGCGCCACTTTGACCGCGATCCGGACACTGGGCTTTGCCTGGGGTGCGATCAAATGCAGTGCATCTGCGAGCCGAAGTTGCGCAGGGATGGGGAGTAAGCGATGGCTTACCCAGTCGGTGCTAATAAAATCACTGTCTCCCCCGCAGCTAAGTGGGAGCGCTGCTCGTGGTGTTCCTGTCAGATCATCGTCGGAGAGATCGCCGCCGACTACCCAGACGGATCCGTCGAGCACATGGAGTGCAAACAGCAGCGCGTCGACGAGAACGCGCTGCGCGCCGCCCTGGCCCAGTGCGCCGACTATCTGGCGGGGGTGGCTGTCCAGTACCGCGCTACCCATCCGACCAGGGTCCGCGAGCACCACGCCGGCGCGCTCTTGGCTCGGATCGAACTGACCATCGCTGCGGCGGTGCGCTGAGTCCATACCATGAAAATACAGGTGATTACTCCCGCACCACAAAGGAAGATCCGTGGAGGATTTTCCCGTGCGTAGCCTGATCGACTGCATCCACACCGCGATCCACGACGGCGACCGCGGCAAGGCCCAGCGGGTCGCGGCCCGCATGGGGATCCCGTACCACACCCTGGCCAAGTACGCGCTGCCCTGCAACGGGGACGAGAAGCCCCACCGTCTCCCGGCCGAGCTGGTCCCGCCGCTGGTGATCGCCGCCGAGTCGTTTGTGGTGCTCGACTTCCTCGAGGCGTCGGTGGGCCGCGTGGCGATCGCGCTCCCGGCCGGCACCGCGGGCACGCGCGAGCTCGCCCTGCAGGTCTGCCGAGTCGTCAAGGAGTTCGGGGACACGGCGCGGGCCGCCGGCGATGCGATCGCAGACGGGCGGGTTACGCGGCGGGAGGCCGAGGCGGTCGAGCGCGAGGCTCTCGAGACCGTGCGCGAGATCATGGCGCTGGTCGAACAGGTCAAGGAGGCCGTGAAGCCGTGAAGTGCTCCGACAAGTCCCGCTACAAGACGCGCACCAAGGCGCTGCTGCACGCCCTGTCACGCGTTCGCAACGGGGCGCCGCCTCTGCGTGCCTACCGCTGCCCCGAGTGCCGCGGGTGGCACCTGACGAAGATGGTCGACGACTATCACGAAGAGGGCGTGGTGCGATGAGCATCCCCGTCCTCACCGAACAGCAGCGCCGTGCTTGGCCGCTGCTCGCCCTGGCGCTCGACTGCTACCGAGAGCCGGAGCCCGGTGAGGACTACATCGATCTGCGTACACCCGCTGCAACTCGGCATGGGAAATCGGGGAGGGCTGTGCACGGCCCGGCTCCGGTGCGTACCGCCATGCAGCGGTCTTCCAGAAACAAAGCGGCCTCGAAGGACCGTGAATCCCTCGAGGCCAAAACCGCAACCGCAGCCAGAAAATAGGAGAGATCTGCATGGATGTCAATTCCTGCCCCGACTGCAAGAGGTATCGCCTCGCGCTGATCGAGGCGCACGACCTCATCACCATGGTGCTCGACGGGGGGCCAGGGCCGCTCAGTCTGCGCCAGCCGAAGGGGTTCGTTACCGAGCTCGGCAAGCTGGTCGCTGCGACCGCCAGCGTGAAGGGCAAGGAGCTCTCGACGGTCAGCCTCGAAGCCGGCTTCGCCGACGACTACGTCGCGCGCGTCTGCCGCGGCACGCTGCTGCTCAACGCGAGGGCGGCGAAGCTCATCGGCGACGTCCTCGGCCTCGACCTGGGCGAGTACGTCGTCGCGACCAAGCGGGCGCCACGCAAGCCGAAGAGCGCGCCGGCCGCGCCGGATCTGCCGGGCCTCTCCGTCCCGGTAGCCCAGGGTGTCAACCTGATGATGGGCGGCGAGCGGAGCGCGTGATGGCAGGCACCTGCCACATCGACCACGACGACTCCCGGGAATCTACCCGCCTCGGGGCGATCCTTGGGGCGATATCTGGCGCCGCCATGATGCTCGTGATCCACCTCGCGTTGACGAAGTACGGCGACCGCGTCCACGAGCGCACGGTGGCGCTACTCAAGGCGGACAACATCGAGTGCCAGCAGATCGTGCAAGACCCCTCGGACGAGCAGTACGGCGTTGTGGCGCAGTACCGGCGCGAGGTCATCAGGGCGCAGGGAGGCGAGCGGTGAACATCGCCGACTGTCTCGACACGGCCACCCTCGCCTTGCGGCGTGCCGAGAACATCGAGCAGCAACGGGAGCAGCGGGAGCGCGACGCGGCTGCGAATCACGCGAAGGAGTTTGTGCGCTCGACGCGGCTGGGGCACATCCGTACCGCCCTGACCGCGCTGTCGCAGATCGGCGAGGTGCACGGGCCATGATCAACGTCAGGGACCAGGTCACCGTCGACTACACGATCACCGTTGAAATCGAGTGCGCGAAGTGCGGGCTCGGGCTGAATGCAGAGGCGCGGCCGAGGCACGGCGTGATCGTCGGCCGCTACAACGTCATCAAGGTCGAGCCGTGCGCCAAGTGCATGGCCGACGCAGTCAACGAATTCAAGAGGAGGGAGTAGTCCATGACCACCGATTGCATCGACACCACCGCGGTTGCTGTCGCTCCGAAGCCCGGCGGGCTCCTGGCCGGAGCGGTCGCACCCGGAGAAATTCTCGGGATCATCGCCCATGTGCATACCGTCATCAAGGACGCGATGAAGGAAGGGATCGACGCCGACTACGGCGTCCTGCCCGGGACGACCGGTAGGGACGGCAAGCCGCCGAAGAAAGTCCTCTTCAAACCCGGCGCGGAGAAGCTCCTGCTCGCTTTCGGGCTGACGGCGATCCCGCGCAAGCCGATCATCAACGAGCTCGAGGGCGGCCACCGGGAAATCATTGTCGAGACCGAGATCCGCTCGATGATCACGGACAGGCTCCACGCCGTCGGGCTCGGATCCTGCTCGACCATGGAGACCAAGTACCGCTGGCGCAACGCCGAGCGCATCTGCCCGACATGCGGTCAGGGGACCATCATCAAGGGCAAGGCCGAGTACGGCGGCGGCTGGCTGTGTTTCGCCAGGCGTGGCGGTTGCGGCGCGAAGTTCCCAGAGGGAGCCCCCGACATCGAGGATCAGCAGGTGGGGAAGGCCGAGAACGCCGACATCGCCGACGTGTACAACACCGTCCTCAAGCTCTCCTCGAAGCGCAGCATGGTTGATGGGACGATCAGGGCGACGGCGTCGTCGGGGCTCTTCACTCAGGACATGGAAGAGGAGGCAGCAAGGGCCAAGGCTGCCGCAGATGCCGCAGCGAAGGGCAGCGGCGAGAAGGCCAAGGATGCGGCGACCACCACCAAGAACGGCAGCCGCGCGGCCGCTCCCAAGACGTCGCCATCCGACGCCGCCACCGCCACCGGCTCCCAGGTCGCCCGCGGCATCGTGCAGCGTGCTTTCCCCAGGGACGAGAGCAAGAAGAAACCATGGGCGTTCTACGTCGGAGAAGACGCCAACCACTGCGACAAGTACACCACGTTCTCGGACACGATCGGCAAGGCCGCGGCGAACCTCAAGGGCGCGGACGTCGTCATCACCTGGAACCCCGAGGGCGAGGGCGGGAAGTACCGTACGCTGATGTCGATCTCCGCGGCGCCGGCCGATGAGGCCGCGACCGATATCCCCGAGCGCACCGCCGAGGACGAGGCCTTCGACCGCGAGCTCGCCGAGAAGGGGCTGTAGCCGTGACGACGATCACGAACGTCCACAACCTGCCCGCCGCGCTCTACGATGCGATCGCGCGTGACGAGTACCACAAGAGCGGCCGCTTCTCTGCCTCCGAACTGCCGAGCCCGCCGCAGATGCGGGTGTTGAAGCTGCGCCACGCCGACGAGATCGTCAAGGACGCCTCGGACTTCCTCTTCCTGATCCAGGGGAAGAGCATCCACAAGCTGCTCGAGTCCGGCGCCCCCGTCGATGGCCAGCTGCGGGAAAAGGAGCTGGTCCACGACCTGGGCGACGGGGTCACGGTCAGCGGCAGCACCGATCTTTACACCGGCGACGTCGTCGATTGGAAGGTAACCAGCGTCTGGGCGTTCCTTCTTGGCGGACTCAAGCCGGAGTGGGAAGCCCAGGTGAACACCTACGGCTGGCTCTGGCGCCGGCACGGGTACGAGACGCGGGCGCTGTTCATCTACGCGATCCTGCGCGACTGGCAGAAGTCCAAGGCGGGGGCCGGCGACAACTACCCGCCGATCCCGTTCATGCAGATCCCGGTTCCGCTGTGGGACGACGCGAAGGCCGAGCACTACATCCGCAACCAGGTCGCCATGCACATGATGGCCGAGTCGCTTCCCGACGAGCAGCTGCCGCCGTGCTCGCTCGAGGACCAGTGGGCGCGCGCGACCAGTTACGCCCTGAAGAAGCGGGGGCAGGTACGGGCCGTGAGGGTGTTCGATACCCGCGAGGCGGCCGATGCTTCGACGACTCCCGGTACCTATGTCGAGGAACGCCCCGGCAAGCGCACTCGGTGCGAGGAATACTGCGATGCCGCGCCGTTCTGCTGCCAGCGCAAGCGCGAGCTGGCGGAGGTGGCGGCGTGAAGATCACCAGTCTCCGGATCGACAACGTCAAGCGCATCAGCGCGGTCGACATCGTCCCCGAGGGATCGATGGTCACGATCTCCGGGCGCAACGGTCAGGGCAAGAGCAGCGTGCTCGACGCCATCGCCTACGCGCTCGGGGGCACGCGCCTGCAGCCGCCCCAGGTGATCCACCGCGGGGCGGAGTTTGCCCAGGTGCTGCTCGAGACCGAGCAGTACGTCATCAAGCGCCGGTGGACCTCCAACGAGCGAAGCACGATCACCGTCAAGAGCAAGGAGGGCGCCACCTTCCCGTCACCGCAGGCGCTGCTCGACAAGCTCGTCGGGCGGCTCTCCTTTGATCCGCTGGCCTTCATGCGCATGAGCAGCAAGGAGCAGGCAGCGGCGCTGCGACAGCTGGTCGGCCTGGACTTCTCGACGCTGGACGCCAAGCGCGCGAACCTCTACGGGCAGCGTGCCGACCTGAACAAGGAGCTGGCCGCGACGACCGTGCTGTTCGAGTCCACCACGCACCACCCGGAAGCGCCGGCTGCGCCCGTCAGCCTGTCGGCCCTGCTTGCCGAGGAGACGGCGGCCCGGGAGGAGATCGCGAAGAACGAGCGGCTGCGCAAGGAGGCTGCGGCCGCCAGCCGAGTCCTGGAGGACGCGCTTGATGCCGTCGATTCAGCGCGTCGGGCCCTGCGGATCGCCGAGGACAATCAGCGCAACGCCGAGGCCGCGGAGGAAATCGCCGTCTCCGCTGCCGCCAACCTGGTCGATCCGGACCTGGCGGGCATCCGCTCCCGCCTCGAGACCGTGGAGCAGACCAACAACCAGGTGCAGCAGAACGCCAGGCGCGCCGACCTGCAGAAGTCGATCGCCACCGCGAAGACCGAGTCGGACCGGCTGACTCGGGAGATCGGCGCGATCGACGTCGAAAAGGCGCAGGCCCTGGCCGCTGCGCCCTTCCCGGTCCCCGGGCTCTGTTTCGACGGGGACCTGGTCACGTTCGGCGGCCTGCCGCTGGAGCAGGCGTCCGACTCGGAGCGGCTGCGCGTTGCAGTCGGGATCGGGCTGGCGATGAACCCGACCCTCAAGGTGCTCCTGATCCACGGAGGGGAGAAGCTCGACGAGGACTCGCTGGCGCTGGTTGGACAGATGGCCGAGGAAGCTGGCGCCCAGGTGTGGCTGGAAAAGGTCGGGAAGGGCGGCGTCGGCATCGTGATCGAGGACGGGCACGTCGCCGAGCCGGTCGAGTCCGCCCAGCCGTGCGCTGTCGCGGTGGGAGCGGCGTGATGGACTGCGCCACCGGCAGGATCTACCCGGCCAGTGAAGCGACCGAGCCGTCTGGTTCACTGAAGCAGAATTTCATCGAGATCAAGATCCCGCTGACGCAGAAGCAGCGCGACACGGGGAAGATCGGCAGGAACGATCCGTGCCCGTGCGGGAGCGGCCTGAAGGCAAAGCGCTGCCACCTGCGCGGCAAGATGTCGCGGAGGATCGTCTGATGCCCGCCGAGATCACCACCGCCGACATGCTCGGAGAACTGCGCCGGGAGCTCGCCATGCGCGAGCGCCTCTACCCGGGTTGGGTCGCCGACAAGAAGATGCCGCGCGAGAAGGCAAACCGTCAGGTCGCGGTGCTCAAGGCCGCGATCGCCAAGATCGAGGAAACCAGGAGCTACGAGGAAGTCAGGGGAGGGGTGTGATGGCAGACAACGTGAGGGTGAAGATCGAGGAGCGGCTCCGGGCCGCTTTCTCGGAGGTCATGCAAAAGGCCGGCGTCCTGATCGACGAGGCGCTGGACGAGCACTTCGCGGACATGAAGGCGATCTTCCTGCGCGACCGCGCGCTGGCGGTCTCGCTCGCCCTGGCCGTCGACATGAACGAGGCCGGGCAGATCGAGGTCGCCATCACCTGCGGGTACGTCAAGGAGAAGGTGAAGCAGAAGACGACGGCGCGCGTCACCCCGGGGCAGACGGAGATTCCGCCCGAGGCGTACAGGACGGTGGATCCTGTCCAGCCGACGACCGAGGAGCAGGAGCGCCGGCCGATCTTCGACGAGTCGCGGATGATCGGCTCCGGGACGCCGCAGCTCGCGGCCGGGGAGCCGCTGCACATGGGGGCGGGGGAGGACGAAGACCCGGCCGACAACATCGACTACCACGCCAGCAGCGAGCGTGCGAACCCGTTCAAGACCGAAACATGGAACACCTTCGGGACCAGAGATCGCCTGAATTTGGTCAAGGGCTTCAACGCCGAGCAGCTCCGCGACGTGATCGCGTTGCCGCAGTGCCAGAAGAGCGTCGTCCAGGCGGCTCAGCGGCGGCTGAAGAAGCTCGAGAAGGTGGCGCCGAAAAAGGACTGCGATAACTGCGGCCAGGTCGACAGCGACGGATGCCCGGTGGCGCACAACTGCAATCCGCAGACATATCCGGAATGGACGCCGAAGGCGGCGGTGGCGTGATGGCCGAAAGCAACTGCCCGTTCTGCGGCGCTGACCACATCGACGGCCGCTGCAAGGAGTGCGGCGACGAGTACTGCGACGAATGCCTGAGCGAGTCCGGGATGTGCCCGAACTGCGACGGCAGGGCTGACGAGGACGAATAGCTCATGGCACGCGAAGGACTTCCCTCGCACCCCAAGTTCCGCCGGCTCTGCCACCTCCTGGGCCTGCCGGCGCCCTACGCCCTGGGCCTGCTCGAATGCCTGTGGAAGACGGGGTACGACTGCGGCGATCCGTACCTCGGCCGGGACGCCGTCGACGTTGAAGCTGCGGCGCAGTGGCCGGGGGAGCCTGGGAAGTTCTTCGCGGCCGTCTGCAACGAGGGCCCCGGGTGCGGGTTCATCGAGCCTTCGGTGATCACCGGCCGCCCAGGGTGGCAGATCCACGACCTGCTCGAGCACGCCCCCGACATGGTCATTAAGCGCGCCCGGCGGGAGATCATCCGTCGGTGCGGCGTCACCCTCAGGGAGGGGCGCGCCGACGTGCTCGGATGGATCAAGGCCCACCCGGAGTGGGTCGTTGGGCGCGTGGACGCCACCGGAGGCGATTCCGACCCCGCTCGGCCGCCGCACGGCGTCCAAAAAGTCACTAGCGAGGAAATCCGGACGCCAGCCGAGGCGGTTTCAGCCCCGCACGGCGTCACTCCCGCTCCCGCTCCCGCTCCCGCTCCCGCTCCCGCTCCCGCTCCCGCTCAGTCCCCCTACCCCCAGGCCGGGCCGCCACCCGGGAGCGCAGCGCAGCAACCGCCTCCGGCTTCCCCAACCCTCGAACCTGACGTCTGGGCCGGGGAGGTGATCGCCGTCGACCGGATGCTCGACGCAAGGCTGCGCCGGCTGTACCCGCATCGGTTCCTCCTCGAGCAGCTCCCGCTCGCCGACGCCAAGCTCGCAACGGCCAGACTCCCGAACGAGGACCTGAGCCGGCAGAGGACCGGCGCGTATCTGCTCACGTTCCTCGACCGCGGGTGGTCCGATGTGAAGCGTCGAGGCCAGCAGTCCGCCTACGGCGACCAGAAGCCGTACCGGCCCCGCAAGGGACTCGAGGCGCCCGAGATGACCGAGGAAGAGTTCGAGGAGGGCGCCCGGGTAGCAGCGCAGATCCTGCGATCGCTGCAGCATGCGGACGCGCCCAAGGCCGAGCAATGCCCGATGAAGGAGGTGACTGCGTGAGAAAGCTTAACCCTGTGACTCGCGATACCTGGGTGCTCTTCGGGCTGCCCATGCCCGCAGTCGAGGTGCGGGTGTGCTCCGATCGGAAGTGGCGGATCGACTTCGTGTTCTTCGCCGCTGATGGCAGGACGCTCGCCGTCGAAATCAACGGTGGGACCTGGGCGAGAAAGGACTCGCACGCTTCGCCGCTCAACCTGGTCCGTGACATGAGCAAGGGCCATCGGGTGATGCTGGCAGGGATGCTTCGGGCCGAGTTCACGCCGGCTCAGGTTCACAGCGGCTACGCGGCCGCGATCGTCCACGCGTTCCTCGACGGCCGGCGCAATCCAGACCTCCCGCCGGACCCGGAGCACCGCCAACGGAAGAGCCCAAGGGCGGCGCGGCATCGCGGGATCCCGCTGCTCTGCTCCGGGAGGACTGCGCGGTGAGCGAACTCGACGAGATGCGTGCGGCGAGAGGTTGAACTGTGACGCGCTGGGTTCCTACACACGTCGCCGCTGTCATCCTCGGGCGTCACCGCAACACCGTTCTGCTCTGGCGGATCGACGGTCTGATCCCGCCGGCGCACTGGCGACAGGTCGGACCAAAGCGGAAAGTCGAGTACGACGCAGACTTTCTTCACCGGCTTTCACTTTCTGCACATTCTGCACAATCTGCACAGGACAGCGGGGGAAAGGTGGCGTAATTGGTAGGGGCATGAAACAGCCCCGGACCACTTCGATCAAGACGAGCGCCCCGAAGCACGGGGAGACGAAGACGCGGCGAGGGGCTGCCCCATCCAAGAATCCCGTTGGACGTCCGAAGGACTACGATCCGAACCTGCACCCCTGGCTCGCCGAGACCCTCGCGGCCGCCGGCCTGACCGACGCCGAGATCGCGGGACGGCTCGGCAAGTCCGAGAAGACCATCGAGAACTGGAAAAAGTACCCCGAATTTTTACAGGCGCTGAGGCGGGGGAAGAAACCTGCCAACGAGCAGGTCAAGCGCAGCCTCTTCCAGCGCGCCATCGGGTACTCCTACCCCGCCGAAGAGGTCTTTTGCGCGTTCGGGAAGGTGACCAGGGTGGCGACCATGAAGCACTGCCCGCCGGACGTCACGGCCGGGATCTTCTGGATGTGCAACCGCGATCGCGAGAACTGGAAGCATACCGCCCACCTGCAGCACAGCGGCGAGATCAAGACGGGGCCCGTGGTGTTCGTATCAGGGATTCCTGCGGCGGCCGCGCCGGATCCGGCCGATGCCGCAGCCCCATCCCCGGAGGTGGCGCCGTGACCAGCGCGACCCCCGCATCACGAGAGTCAGACGTGAAACCCTCGTCGGTCCTGCTCACCGAGCCGTGGCAGATCGATCGGGTGATCCCGTATGCGCGCAACCCGCGGAAGAACACCGGCGCGGTGGCGAAGGTCGCCGCCTCGATCCGGGAGTTCGGCTTCCGGCAGCCGATCGTGGTCGACCAGGACGGCGTCGTGATCGTCGGGCACACCCGGCTCCTTGCCGCGCAGCAGCTCGGGTTCTCCGAGGTCCCCGTGCACGTGGCCACCAACCTGACGCCGGCCCAGGTGAAGGCCTACCGGATCATGGACAACCGCTCGCACGAGGAGTCCGAGTGGGACGAGGAGCTGCTCCCGCTCGAACTGACCGAACTGCGCGACGAGGGGTTCGATCTGGACCTGACTGGGTTCGACGCCAAGGAGCTCGCGGGCATCTTCCCCCCGGCGGATGGCGGCGGCCGGGACGTCGAGCCTCAAATCGACCAGGCTGAGGAGCTGCGAGCGCGGTGGGGCGTGGAGCCCGGCCAGATCTGGGTGCTCGGGGAGCACCGCCTGCTGTGCGGGGACTCGACGAAGGCGGAGGACGTTGAGCGGCTCCTGGGCGACCTTCGCCCGTCGCTGGTCTTCACGGATCCCCCCTATGGGGTGGCGATTGGGGAGAAGAACCGCCTGATCGGCGCTTCGAACACGGACGACCTGGCCTTGGACACCCTGCCGCCGGGCGAGCTCGCGGCCGCCCTCCTGCCGGCATTCAAGCTCGTGCGGGAGTTCATGGCGGATGACTGCACGGTATTCGTCACGGCACCCCTGAGCGGCGAGATCGGAGTGACGATGCTGCTGATGATGCGCGAGGCCGGACTGCCGGTGCGGCATGTGCTCATCTGGAAGAAGAACGCCCCGACCTTCAGCATGGGGCGTCTCGACTACGACTACCAGCACGAGCCGATCCTGCTCACCTGGGGAAAGCGGCACAAGCGGCCCATGCTCGGCGCGCATCGCACTTCCGTCTGGGAGATCGATCGCCCCCGGGCGAGCGTGGAGCACCCGACCATGAAGCCTGTGGCGCTGGTCGAAAACGCGCTCTTGAACAACAGCGACGCCGGGGACCTGGTCTTCGATCCCTTCCACGGATCCGGCACCACGCTCGTGGCTTGCGAGAACCAGGGCCGGCGCTGCCGGGCGGTTGAGATCAGCCCCGCCTACGTCGCTGTCGCGCTGCAGCGCTGGCACGAGCTGACCGGGAAGACCCCCGTGCTGGAGCAGGTGGAGGCCGTGCATGAGTAGCAGCGACACGACCGTCGCCCGCGGCCGCCACCCCAACTCCCGGTCCAACCTGCGGCCGTTCACGGTCGGCAACCAGCCCAAGCGCCGCGGGAAGCGCGCCCCCGTCTCCCTCAAGGCAATCCTCCGACGGCGGCTCAAGGAGACCTGCTCCGCCGACAAGGAACTGCGCGTGTGGGCCGAGGTGATCGTGGAGCGGACGATGCTCCTGGCCGCCAAGGGCAACGCGGTGGCCCTGCGCGAGGTCTGGGACCGGATCGACGGCAAGGCCAAGGACCAGGTCGAGCATTCCGGCAAGGTCGAGACGACGCCGGCGCCGGTCGTCTTCCTCTCGGGGATCCAGGAGGCGCCGCCGCGGGATCTGCCCGACACCACGGACGGAGCGGCGGGTGAATGAAGCGCGCCTCCCTGATCCTTCTCTCGCTCCTGGCTCTCGCGGCCGCCGTCGCCGGTAGCGCCGTGGCCGCAATCCCGAAGGGCGCCCGGATCGTCGACTTCCGGGACTACTACCAGGCCACCGCCGACGGACTGCGCCTCCACGGGGCCCGCGAGACCTTCATCGGAGGGGAAGGGCCGAAGGGGGGCGGCAAGACGCGCGCCATCTGCGCGGACGCGATTTTCGAGGCGATGCGCGTCCCCGGCTGGCGCGGGATGATGTTCCGGCAGAAGTATGGGACCCTCCTGACCTCGACCCTCACCAGCTTCTGGGAGGTTTGCCCCCAGGAGCTGGCGAACGTCATCATCGCCGACCACATCGCCAGCCGCGGCGAGATCGTCTTCATCAACGGGTCGAAACTCTTCTACCGCGGACTCTCTGGCAACGTGCTGCAGTCGGTGCCGGCGGTGAAGCAGTACCTGGAGGACCTCAAGAGCCTCGAGCTCTGCTGGTTCTACATCAACGAGGGCTCGCAGACACGGCGCGAATTCTGGGACACCCTCAAGCAGACCCTCCGCTTCATCCCCAAGGGGGTGGATCCGAGGGTCATTCGCTACCGCGGGATCGTCGACACGAACCCCGAGCCGGGCTGGTTCCACAAGACGTTCATCCGGGGGCCGATCCCGTCCGACCACCTGCGCGTGCACTTCGACCCGAAGAACAACCCGGGCCTGGCGGCCGGCTACTACGACCGCTTCAACGACATGCCCGAGAGCTGGAAGGCGAAGTACATCCGCGGGGAGTGGACCTTCGAGCAGGAGGGCGACTGCTGGGTCTTCCCGCTCGAGCTCATCAACGCGGCGATGCAGCGGGAAATTCCCGGCGACAAGGACCTGGCGCCGGCCTACGGTCTCGACCCCGCCGGCCTGGGCCGTGACGAGGCGGTCCTGGCCAAACGCAAGGGTGGGACGTTCTCGCTCAAGGCCTGGCCCAAGACGACATCTCCGCAGCTCGTGGCCCACGTATCAGGCGCGATGGAGGCAGAGGGCTGGGGCAACCTCAACGGCGACGACGGCGGCCTCGGCGCGCGCGACCTGGACCACCTGAAGCCGCTCCTCGAGGCGAAGAAGAAGCGCCTGGTCCGGATTGCTACCAAGGGGAAGAGCGGCCAGCCGCACAAATACGCGGACCTGCGCACGGAGATGACCTACGCGTTGCGCGATCGGATGGAGAAGGGCCTCTGTGCCCTCCCTGACGACGAGAAGCTGCGCGAGCAGATGCAGGCCCTGCAGTTCACGGCGGACTCGAACCAGATCATCAAGGTCGAGGCGAAGGACGAGTACAAGTCGCGGACCGGTTCCTCGCCGGACCGCATGGAGGCCGTGATCTACGCCAACTGGAAGGGCCCCCGGCCCATGACCATCGGAGTGCAAGGCTGATGCTCCCGAAATCCGAAGCCGAGCGCCTGGTCCGACTCTCCCTGCTCAAGGGCGAGCCCGTCCAAGACACCGCCGCCCAGGCTGCCGCTGCCCTTGCGATCGCCTACCACGACGACAATGCCGAGGGCACAGCGATGTCCGAGGACCTGCGCAGGTACTACGCCCCGCTCTACGCGGCCAACCCGCCCGGCCTCGTGAAGTGGAACGCGCAGCGCAAGGTGTGCTTCAACCTGCTGCGGCCGATCGCGAGCGCGCTGTGCAACACCTACGAGGACCCGGTGCGCTACGTGTGGAGCGACGAGGATGACCCCGGCGGCAAGTGGGCGGGCATGTTCAGTGAGTTCCGCGACGACCACGTTGCAGTCATGGCCGACGCGGACCTCTACGGCTGGCTCGGCGGCACTGCCGGCGTGCGTCCGCTGGTGACCGAGGACAAGGGCCCTCTGCGGTACGCGCTCTACACGCGGGACCAGATGTCGGGCACGCCCGACGCGATCGACCCCGCCAAGCTCGCGCAGCTCGTCGTGGCGTGGAAGAACGGATCCGGATCGGCGCGCACCGAAACCCGCCACCACTGGACCGATGACGGCTTCTTCAAGACGGTCGACGGCAAGCCGCACTTCGACGAGTGGGAGGAGAAGGCCTACCCCAAGGGCGTCCACCCCTACGGGGAGATCCCGGTCATCCTCTTCCACAACCGGCGCCCCAGGTGGTCCTGCTTCGACTTGGCACCGATGGACCTGGTCAACATCAACCGGGCCATCAACAAGAAGGCCACGGAGCTCGACTGGCGCATGACGCTGGCGGGGGACGTGCTCTTCACGAAGGGATACGACTCCCCGACGCCGCCGATTGTTGGGGCCGGCGCCTGGATCGACGGCGGCGCGGAGGGGAGCGCCGAGTTCCTTGGACCGGACCCGCGCGTGGCCGACGCCGTCGCGACCATCAACGAGTACCTGGGCAAGGCGCTGATGAGCCGGCGCATCCCAGAAAACGCGATCATGGCCCGGCAGTCCGGGGAGTCAGGGATCAAGGTTGTGGCGGACTCCGCGGCGCTGACCGGATTTCGCAAGTCCCGCGTGAACGTGCTGCGCCCCAAGGAAATCCGCTTGATTCGCCTCTCGCTCTTCATCTACGCGATGCACCACGGCGAGCGCGTGCGCAGCATCGAGGACGTCCCGGCGCCGAGCGTCTTTTACACGATCCCGCAGCAGCCGATGAGCGCTGACCGGCGCGCCGACTGGGATCGTCGGATCCGGTTGAACCTGGCGACCCCCGTGGACGAACTGCTCGATCTGGAGCCGTCACTCGACCGTGAGCAGGCCGAGGAGCGGATCCGGCTGAACGCCGAGTACAACGGGAAGAACGGGCAACGCCAGTTCCCGGGCTTCGGGCCGGGGCAGCGCAAGAGCGCGGCCGAGATCGCCGCCGAAGAGGACGCCGCCAATGCCTGAGACCGGCAACCACCTCGGCATCAACGAGCAAGCCATCACCAAGGCCGTCGAGCGCATGATCCGCGACGCCTCGGCAGACATCGAGCTGACCGTGCAGCGCTACCTTGCCCGCGGCGAGAAGTTCCCCGCGAAGATCGAAGCGGACCTCTACCGGGCCCTGATGGACCTGGCTGAGCAGTACTCCGTGCAGCTGACTGAGAGCGTCTGGGGCCGCGAGATCATCGCCGCGGCGCGCAAGGGCGGGCGTGCGGTTGAGGGCGCGGTCTTCACGCTCTCCCCCGAGCAGATTGACGTCGCTCTCTCCAACGCCGGCCACAAGATCAAGAACGTCCTGGCGGCCGGCGTGTCCGAGGTGCAGGACGTCGTGGCGGCCGGGATCATCCGCGGCGACTCGCTTCACGACATCAGCGTCCAGGTCCAGCAGCGCGTCACGGTGGACGGCGGTGTGATCGACCAGGTCCGCGCCGACAGCATTGCGCGCAACGAGGTGTTCGGCGTCTACCGGCAGACCTCGAAGAACGCAGCCGATGCCGAGGGGCTGGACCTGTTCCAGATGCGTGGGCCGGTTGACCAGCGCACGACTCAGATCTGCCGAGATCACATGGGCGAAGTGCACACCGCCGAGGAGTGGGGCGCGATCCGGCTCAAGGCTGGCGGGAAGGGTGGGCCGTCAAGCCTCGAGGAGGCGATCGCGCTGGTGTTCCAGTTCGGCCTGCACTACGGCTGCCGTCACTCCTTCGACGCGGTGCGCAGCGTCGATAGCCCTGGCGTCGAGCGGTACCGCAAGCTCGCGGAACGGCAGGCAGAGCAGGCTGCGGCATGAAGATCGGCGACTTCATCTACAGCATCTACGGGTTGCCCGGAGGGGCGATCTTTCCCCCACGCGCCGCGGCGGAGGCCGAGCGCACAGCAGCACCACGGCCGGTGGAGTCCGGCTATCAAACCCCGGTGGAGTCCGGGAAGGAGCAGGGAACGTGAAGATCAGGGACGAAGCGGCAGCGAAGGCAAAGGCGGACGCGATCAAGGCCGGCAAGACCCCCGAAGAGGCCGAGACCATCGGCAGAATCGCGGGTCTGGAGGCCGAGAACGCCTACCTCAACGGCGAGGTGCAGACCGGCATCACGGAGCGCCAGACGCTCAAGACGGCGCTCAAGGAAGCCGAGCCGTTCATCGCCAAGGGCAAGGCGGCCGTGGAAGGCGAGAAGACCGCTGCCGAGCAGTTGGCCGAGCTGCAAGGCGAGATCGGCAAGCGGGACGCTGCGCTGATGAGCGAGCGTCGCGAGACGCGCCTGCGTGGCGCTCTGGCGAAGGCCGGGGTGCGGGCCGATCGCATGGACGCCGCCGTGCGCCTGGTGGACACCGGCAGCCTGACCTACGACGAGAAGACCGGGGCGTTCGCCGGCCTGGACGAGGCGGCCACCGGCATCGCCAAGAGCTACCCCGAGTTCGTCGGGGGCGCAGCTCCGGCGCGGAGCATCGGGAGCGAGCTGCCCAACAAGGGCGGCGCCGGCGCGCTGACCGCCGAGGAGTACGTCGGCGACGGCACCGGGAAGAGCCTGGACGCCTTCGCCGCGAACCAGTCCGCCATCAAGAAGGGGGAGAAGACGCTCGCCGTCGTCTAACCCCGAACACAACATCAACCATCCCTTGTCGGGTGCCGACTGACGCCAGCCGGTAGCCGAGAGGGGAAAGGAGAACGAAAGTGGCACTGACCAACAACCTGGACAACGTCAAGCTGCGCGCGCAGTGGCTGGTGAACAACATCGCGCTCAAGTACCGCGGCATGAACCCGCTCTCCAAGCTCTCGGGCCAGGCGTTCATGCAGCTCGGCGATCCTCAGAAGCCGATGCAGGACGCCGTCGTCGAAGTCCTCGAGCCGGTGACCTCGGCGCGCTACCCGGCCGTCCCGGGGACCGCCCCGACCGGCAGCATCAAGAAGACCGAGGCGCAGGTCAAGATGTTCCACGTCGACGACGGCATCCCCATGTCGCACACGGACATCGACCAGTGCATCGCCTCCGGGGAGGTGCCGGAGATCATCGGCATGCTGGCGGACGGCATCCTCGAGAAGGTGCAGACGCTCGCGGTCCCGGAGGTCATCAAGGGCACGTTCCAGTACAGCGGCGCCGTCAACGCGCTGCCGGCCCTGGCCGCCGACGTGATCGCCGCCAAGGCCGCGCTCGAGAATCGCGCCATGGGCATGCACACCCCGCCCGGCAACGGCCGCGCGCTCTGGATGACCCAGGAGTTCAACAACGCGCTGCTCGGCGTCTCGGAGTACGTGATCGCCTCCAGCGTCGGGGACGCCTCCACGATGGCGACTGGCAAGCTCACGCCGAAGATGGGCTTCAACCAGATGCTCGACACCACCTACCTCAGCGGCGTCAACGTCACGACCGGGACCGCGACGGGGGTCGTGCTCTCCGGCGCGCACGTCGCCGGGGCCAACGTCCTGAGCCTCGTCACCGCGGCGGGCGCCGGGACGGTCAAGATCGGCTCCGTCTTCACCCTCGCGGGCTCCACCCAGCGGCACGTGGTGCGCGGCAAGATCACCACGGCGCCCGGGGGCGGCGGCAGCTTCGCCGGTCGCATGACCTACGCGGACATCACGCTGGTCAACGGCGCCGCGCAGGACTGCGTCATCTACCCGCCGCTGCCCGCGAACCTCGCGGACACCACGGCGCTCACCTTCGTCGCCACGCACGGGATCGCCGCGCTGGCGTTCAACCCGCTGGCGCTGGTGTGCGTCGCCCGCCGCTTCCCCGACTACCTGCCGGGCAGCGGGTGGGTCGGCGCCTACGCGGTCGATCCGGACACGAACATGGCGTTCCGGGTGCACACGTACGGCGACTACATGACCAACGGGTACGCCGTCGACGTCTGCGGCGGCATGGCGTGCGCGTCGCCGCGCTGGATGTCGCGGGTCGTGCAGACCCCGGCGTAACAACCAAGAGGGCCGGGGCGAGCGCGAGCGGACCCCGGCCGCTTCAACGGATGAAGGAGGAAGGCAAATGGCTTCACAGCTCGAAACCGTAAGGATCAAGGCCGCAGGGCCGCAGGGGTACATGACGATCAACAAGGCCGACTACGACCCGAAGAAGCACAACCTCTGGGTCGAGCCGAAGCCGAACGACGGCAAGGGCGACGGCAAGTAGCCGCCTGCACCAGAAGAGGAGCGAGACGAACATGAAGAGATGGCTCAAGGACAACTGGTTCGCTGTCGCGGCGGTCGTCGTGGTGGTGGTGATCTCTGCCGTGGCGCAGCGGATCCAGTCGGCGCAGGCCGCGGCCGCGCAGGCCGTCGAGGCCGATTTCAACGGCCGGCAGATGCCCGTCGACATGGTCGGGCCGCACACCTGGTGGGCGCCGCAGAGCTTCCCGGCGGGCGCGACCGTCAACGGCCTGGTCCGCAGCATCAAGACCGTCACCAGCGCCACGTATGCGCTGCTCCCGACCGACGACGCGATCAACGTCGCCAGCGGGACGGCTTCGACGCTGCAGCTGCCCGCAACGCTGATCCCGGGAAAGCTCTACACGGTCTTTCACAACAACGGGACCACCGCGACAACCATTACCTGCCTGGGCGGCTACTCGCTCAACGGCGCCGTCAGCGACACCAGCCTCGACGCGGCCGCCGACATGATGCTGATCTCCGGCACGGCTACGGGGTGGGTGGCCGGAAAGTCGAACCACTAGAATGCCCGCCCCCACCACCTACAGCACCGACCAGGACCTGGTCCCCGTCTACGTCTCGGACGCGGCGCTGCTGCCCGACTCGCTCGCGCCGCAACACGAGGCCGCCTTCGCCGCGATCAACCGCGATCTGGCGGCGCAGGGATGGGACGCCGAGGACCTGGCTGCGCTCTCGGAGGCCACCATCGCCGCACTCGTGGCACCGTCGTGCTGTTACGTGATGCACCTGCTGCACCGGGAGAAGATCGCCAGCGAGCGGGGCACGGAGTCGCTCGACAAGGCCAAATTTTGGCGCGACGAGTACGCCAGGGAGCTCGCGGCCACCGCGATCGTGACGACGCTCGCAGACGTGGACGATCCGCCCTCGACGCGCGGCGGCTACGTGGTGCTCGGATGATCGACATCAACGTCAAGTGGGAAGGCAAGGGCGCGGTGCTGCGCCAGCTCGACGCCATCAAGAGCGGGATCGAGCGGACGAAGGTGCTCGCCAAGATCGCCGCCAGCGCCGTGGATCTGATCAAGACGCGCACGCTCGCCGGGAAGGACGAGAACGACGGGCGCCTGATCCCGAGCCGGCGAGCGCAGCGTGACGGCGGCCAGACGCTTTCGGACAAGGGGCACATGCTCGGGGCAATGAAGGTTCTCTCGGTGACGTCCGACAAGGCCGTGATCGGTTTCGGGGCTTCGTTCGAGGCGAAGAAGGCCTGGTGGGCGCAGGCAGGGACCAAGCCTCACTGGATCGGTCCTGCTGCTGCCAGGGCTCTCGCCTGGAAGCCCGGCGGGGGCCGCGCCAAGGGTGGCATCTGGTGGTTCTCGCGCGGCCACATGCACCCCGGCACCCCGCCGCGCCCCTTCTTCGGCATCAGCCCGAACGACGCGCGCGAGCTGCAGGCCGAATGTAACCGACTGCTTGCCGAGGCGCTGGACCGCGGAGCCAGAGCATGAGCACGCCGCGCGACTGGCTCGACATCGAGGCGTTGGTAATCGCCAAGCTGACCGCCGACGTTGCGGCCGCGAAGTCTGTGCAGCCGTACGCAGGGCAGCTCGACGACGTGGTCGAGGGGCGCCTGGTCAAGGGATTCCCTCTCCTGGCAGTCCTCTTCGTCGGCGACGCTCCGGAGCAGATCGACGGTCCGAACTACCACATGCCGACCGATTTCGCCGTGCTTGCCGTAGCACACACCTTGCGTGGGCCCGAAGACACCCGCGTCGGCGCCGGCCTGATGGTGCGTGCCGCCAGGGCTTCTCTCGTCAACGCCCGGCTCGCTTCGAATCTGGAGTGCGTGCTTCCGGGCCCGGCATCAACGCTTTACAGCACGCCGACCGTCACGGCCATCCAGATGGCATTTTCGGTCGCGTGGGACCAGGGGTTCCAGTGGCAAGCATGATGGCGGCGCTCTGGCTCGCGCGCGAGGGGAATCGGTAGCATGGCCGTCGTCCTCGGAACGAACAGCGGCTTCTGTGCGTCGGCACCAACGGCAGACCCGGCGGCGACCAACGTCGCAATCTGCACCGCCTCCTACGGCGTCGGGGCGTGTACGAAGCACACCGCGCCGGCAGGCGCAACGCTGCTGACCGAAATCGGTTGGTGGTGGGATTCGGGCTACCTTGGATCGAATGTGGAATACGTCCTCTACGCGCACGACGCCGCGAACGACCGCCCCGGCGCGGTCCTGTGGGCGAGCCGCACCAACTCTCCGACCGGCTCCGCGGGCGCGTGGATGGCGAAAAGCGGGCTGTCCGTTGCGATAACGGCGGGGACGGTGTACTGGATCGGCGTCCTGTCCATCACTGCGACCGGAACGGGCAACATGAACCGCGGCTCCATCACCGGGGCGCGCTATGCCTCGGCGCAACTTTCGACGTTCCCCGATCCGTGGACGGCGAATGGCGCGGCAAACTTCGCCCTCGCGATCTACGCGCTCTATTCGACCGGCGGCGGGCAGTCCGTCGTGCCGGTGCTGCTCAACCAACGACGCAGGAGGATGTAAACGTGGGAACCTATGCAGATCAGGCCGCACTTGCGGTGAACAATGAGTTCATCGCCAAGGTGCGTGTCGCGCTCATCAAGAAGGCGCTCGACATTTTCGCCGGGGCCGACCGGCAGAGCGTCGGTACGCTGAACCTCGTCACCGCGATCCTCTCCGACTCCGACGGCTACGCGGCCCGTATGGCGTGGCTCATCGCGGCGGGAAATTCCGAGGTCGGCACGAACGCTCCCGCGATCCCCGACGACGGGGCGCTCTCGTGGTGCGTGGCCGACATGCTGCCGAAACTCGTGCGCTAGGAAACCGGGCTGATGGCGAGAAAACTGCGTCAAAGCACGGCGGTGAAGGTCGTCGTCGGCCCCTTCCTCGACAAGACCGACGGCATCACGCCCGAGGTCGCTCTCACCGTTGCCAACTGCCTTTCCACGCTGATCCTCCAGGGCGAGGCCGACGCCGCGCCGAACAAGCTCCTCGACAGCGTGGCGGGCAGCGACGCTACGAACACGCTCGCGCACATCGCCAACGATGACGCCGGCTACTACACGCTCAAGTTGAGCGCGACGAATCTGGCAACGTGCGGGACGCTACTGCTGTCGATCAACGACGCGGCGAACCACTGCCCGGTGTTCCACGAGTTCGAAGTGGTGCCGGCGGTCGTGTACGACGCGCTCGTCCTTGGCACCGACCTGCTCGATGCGAACGCCGCGCAGTTCGGCGGCCAGACCGTGACCGCCGCGGCCGGGGTGACCGTGCCGGCGAGCATCGCCAGCCCGACGAACATCACCGCGGCATCGGGCGTTGCGCTTGCCGCGGATCAGGCGGTGAACGTCACGAAGGTAGGTGGCGTGACGCAGACCGGCCGCGACATCGGCGCGTCGGTGCTGGTGGGCGACAAGACCGGCTTCGCCCTGGAGACCGCCCCGCCGACCGTCGCCGAGATCCGCGAGGAGATAGACGCGAACAGCAGCGCGCTCCAGGGAATCGCTGCGGCTATCGGCGGGCTTCCCGCTCCTCCCGCGGCCGACGCAATCCGCGAGGAGATCGAGACGAGCCAGTTCGGCCGCGTCGTGGCGAAGCGCCGCGACTTGTACCCGTGCGGCGGCTGGACTGGCATGGGGGCGCCGGCCGTCACCGCTGGCATCCCGACCGACGCCAGAATCTCGATTTGCTGGAAGGGGTGGAGTCCCGAGGCGGGCGAGCTGGTGTGGCAGCCGCTCCTCGAAAAGGAACCTGCTGGGACGCCGATCCCGAACAGTGACCCACCTGCCGAGTACGACGGCGTGGAATGGCAGATCGACCCTGACGCGCTCGCTGGCGATCCGTCGGCCTACCCCGTGCCGCCCTACGCCTGCCTGCAGTACAGCGTCGAGGCCGGCGCGACTGACGTTCCCGCGCACCTGATCCGCCTCAACCCGGCGGGCCTGGACGCGAGCGACTGCCTGCACAACACGATCTATTGCCCGCCGGTCAAGGCTGGCGCGGTGTGGCACTCCTTCGTCAGGGGCGACGGTCATGCGGTCGTCCCCTACGGCGCCTATCTCGCGGGCGATTGGGGCGAGGTGAGCGCGGCGGTTGCGGCTGCGGAGACCGTTGGCGTGGCGGTCGCGGCGATCCCGACGGACGGCGGCGGCATCACCCCGGAGCAGTACGCCGCACTGGCGAAGGAAGCCACGGTCCTGGGGCAATTCGGCGTCACCTGGGGCCTGACCTACCCGCTCGTGCGCCGCGACGGGGTCATCAACGTCCCGCGCGGGGACGTCTTCACGGTCAGCTTCACCCTCGGTGCCGCGTTTCCGCTCGCCGGCCGCAAGGTCTACTTCTGCGCCCAGAAGCGCCGGGCGGCCGACAACGCCGCGGCCATCGTGAACCGCGAAGCGACGATCACCGACGAGACGGCGCGCACCTGCAGCATCACCCTGACAGCGGCGGAGACCGCCGTGGCCGATCGCTACCTCTACGAGATCGAGGTGCGCGACACGGACGACACCAACACTGCGACCGCCGAGAGCGGGACGCTGAACATCATCGACGATCTGCGGAAGTAACCACCAGCCGCCGTTGTCCTGTGGGCCTTCGCAGAGGGCCTAGAGGAGAGCGGCAGAAGGAGTGAAGGATGAGCGCTACCAGCCGGGAAGTGGTCGTTGGGGCAAGGAAGGGCACCACCTGGGGCACGCCGGTCGTCGTCGGCCCCAACAACGGGATTCTTGTTCGCCCCTCGGCGATCGACAAGGACCAGGGCTTCACCACCGACGACTCCCTCGGCCTCGGGGACGCTGTCTCCGGGGACTACGGCGAGATCAAGGTCGAGGGTTCGCTCGTCGGATACATGCGCTACGACGGCCTGGCTTTGCTGATCGGCATGGCGATGGGCGGGCATTCTCTCGTGCACACCGTACCGACCGCCGGCGGGGGCACGGCCGCGAGCGGCACCGCGACGACGCTCGTCAAGACGGCGGCCGGGTGGGGCGTGGACGCACACAAGGACAAGTACGTCACGGTCACCGCCGGCACCAACGCGGGCGTGACGCGCAAGATCACGGCGAACACCGCCACGGAGTTGACCTTCGGCGCGATGCCCGCCGCCTGCGATGCCACGACGGTCTTTACGATCTCGGGCGCGGCCACCACGCACACCTACACCCTCGCGCCGAACACGGACGGCCAGTTCATCACCGTGCTCTCGAAAATCTCCACGCTGCTGGTGGAGGAGATCACGTCCGCGAAGGTCGCCGGTTTCACGATCAAGGGTGGCACCGGGAAGCCCGTGGAATTCGTCTTCCCGCTGATCTGCCACGGGAAAAACATCAACACGACCACGGGCACCAACACGCTCACGACAGCCGCGACGATCACATTCCCCGAGACCGCGAACCGGATGCTTTACCGCGACCTGGTCTTCCGGATGAACGCGGCGAGCGCCGGCGCGCTGGCCTCCACGGGCGCCACCGGCTACACGGGCGCCAACAACACCGGGGACCGGCTCTTCCCGAACACTTTCGAGTTCAACTTCAAGCCGGACATCAAGGGGCTGTACGGCTCCGGCAGCGGGGCGGACAACATCGACGAGCCGCGAGTGGAAGGGCTGCCGAACGTCGGGATGAAGTTCGAGCTCCCGCGAGCGGAGGCGGACGGGCTCGCCGTCGTGCAGGCGCGCGAGACATCTCCGCCGACGCCGCAGAAGTTCGACTTCAAGCTGACCGGCGCGCTGCTTTCGGGGTCCACGTACCGCTCGTTCTTCTGCGAGGCCCCGAACGCGCGCTTCCTCAAGGCGACGATCCCGATCAAGGACGGGGCGCTCTCGGTCCCCGTCGAACTCTCGTGCATGGCGGCTGCCGCCGCGCCCACGGGAATGACCGCGCTCACGGCTCGTTTCCGCGTGACGATGGTGGACTCCTTCGGCGGCGACGTTCTCCAGGAGGCGATCTAACCCATGGAACTCGGCAACTTCTCCAGCGACAACTTCGAAGTGGTCTGTCCCTACGATGCCGCCGACGGCTCCACGGTCACCCTGCGCTACGTGCCGATCGCGAAGGCCCAGGCGATACACGCCAAGGCGACCAAGACCACGAAGACGACCCGCGGCCTGGAGCGCGAGACCGACGACGCCAAGTTCGCGCAGCTGTGGGGCGAGTGGGCCGTCGTCGGCTGGTCCGGCTTCACGATGGGCGGCGAGGAGTACCCCTTCACGCCCGAGAACCGGGACGCGCTGATGCGGGGGCACCGGGCCTTTCGCAAGTTCGTGCTGGACACCAGCGACGACATCGAGGCCCTGACGGCCATCGAGCGGGAGAAGACCCGGGGAAACTGATTCGGCACGTGCGCGCGCGGCTCCTGCATCCGGGGGTCACGTGCGAGGCGTGCCGAGAGATTGAGGAGATGGACGGTGTGGCGCCTGATTGCGAGACGGACGCGGGCTGCATCGTTCCACCTGTCCCTGCAGGCGCGGCGCTGGTCATGGCGACGTGGCGCCGGCTCGACGCTCTGCGGGACTTCGGGGGCGGCGCGGTGATTCTGGCGCAGGCGGGGTTGTCGGCGTTCGAGATGGACCTGCTTGCAGAGCTTGAGGGCGAGGTGCAGCGGGCGCGCGGGGCGGCGCCGGTTGGGGACGGGGGTGGGGGCTGATGGCTGAGATGAGGCTGACGATCACCGGCGAGGACAAGGGCGCCTCCTCGACGATCGATAGCCTGACCGCGAAGATCAACCAGCTCGGCGGCGGGTCGCTGCAGCAGCTCGGCGGCGCCCTGGTCGCCAACGCCGGCAAGCTCGCCGCGCTCAGTGCGGCCGGGATGGTCGCTTTCGAGGCGATGAAGAAGGTGGCCGACGTCGCCATGTACTTCGTGGACGCTTCGAGCGAAGCGGAGCAGTCCGAGGTGCGCCTTGTCTCGGCACTTAAGGCGACCGGCAGCTACAGCAAGGAAGCGGCCGCCGGCGTGCTCGATTGGTCCAACGATCTGCTGCTCGCCAAGGGCGTGAGCGACGAGCTCTCGGTGTCTCTGATCGGGCAGGGCGCAACCATGGGCCTGACCATCGAGCAGAGCAAGCGCTTCGTCAGCGCCGCGGCCGACATGGAGAGCATCACGGGTTCCGTCGCCGGTGGATTCGACCAGCTTGCCCGCGCTGCCACCGGGGATGAGCGGGCCCTGCTCACCCTCGGCAAACAGTTCGGCATCAGCAAGGCAGAGGGCTTGTCCTTCGGGCAGATGCTCGCGGCGATCGAGGAGAAAACAAACGGCGCCGCGGCGGCCAAGGTTGCCACCTACCGGGGCGAGTGGAAGCTCCTCGGCGAGCAGCTCGGGAACATCGCCGAGCGCGTCGGCAAGGGGTTGACGGAGCGCCTGACCGGCCTCGCGCACCTGGCGAACGAGGTGGTCAAGGCGGCGACCGAGGCGACGCCGGTCTCTCAGCGGCTGCTTGAGCAGATCGAGAAGTTGAACAAGGCGGGGAAGATCGGGAATTTTGACATCGACGTCGCGATGGTCAAGAAGAACATCGAGGAGCTGACCGCCTCCGCGAGCAGGTTGGATATCCAGCAGGTCGCCGGACAGCTGGAGACGCGCTTCGAGGCCGCCCGGGACCGCTACAAGGCGGCGGCAGAGACCTACTTCGAGGCCGACAACCGGCACCGCCAGGCGTTCGTCGTCGAGTTCAACGAGTCTGTCCAGGCATTCCAGGTCGCCGCCGAGCAGTACCGCCGCTATCTGGCGCTGGTGAAGGCTGGCCAGAAGGAAGCGCCGGCGGCAGCAACCCCGCGAGACCCGAACGACCACGGGAAGTTCTACGAGTTCACCGACCTCGAAGCCGCGATCAAGAGAGGGCAGGAGCTGCGAGCAAAGGCTTCGGAGAAGCGGCTGAAAGACGAGCAGGCCGCCGACAAGAAGAGCCTCGAGCAGGCCCAGTTCTACGCGCTCGCGCTCCAGCGCCTGCAGGAGGAGAACGACAAGATCTCCGAGCAGGGCGCCAAGAACAAGGCGGAACTGGAGGACTACTTCCGCGAGCAGAACCACACCAAGTGGATGCGCATGCTCACCAGCGAGGCCAGCGCGCGCGCCGCTGAAGGCGCCGCCGAAAAGCAGTCGATCGACACGATCGTCACCGAGCTGGAAAAGTGGCAGGCGAAGTACAAGGATCTCTCCGCCCAGCACGACGCAGCCCTCCGCAACATCGAGAGGCGCGAGCGCGAGCACAGCCGCACGATGAAGGAGATCAACGAGGCGGCCCAGTCCGTGGCTGATGCCAAGCGCGGGGTGAAGGAAGCCGAGATGACCCCCGGCGAGAAATACTTCTCCCAGCTCAATGCGATCGAGGCCAAGGGCAACGCCGCGCTCACATCTGACCCGCAGGACGTCGAGGGGCTCAAGGAGAAGATCCGCTTGCTCAAGGAGTACGCCGTCGAGCGCGCAAACTTCCTCAAGGAACACCCGGCGCTTGACCGCGAGACCAAGCGCCAGGGCCAGAAGTCAGAGGACCAGGCGATTTCGGATGCCGCCTGGGAAGCCAGCATCACCAAGCACGAAGACGCCGTCGAGGCCACCACGGCGCGCCTGGAGACCGTCCAGAACGCGATCGCCGACGCGCAGGCCAAGGTGGTCGCGGTCAACAACGCAGAGGCCGAGATTGACCAGGCCAAGGTTGACGCCATCGCCGTAAAGATGGACACCGCGCTGGCCAAAATGCAGGAGTTCTCGGGTAAGGCCGAAGCGATGATTGCCGTGCTGAACACCAAGGTCGTCATCGACTTCTCGACCGCCGCCGCCCTCGCTCGTCTGCAGGAGCTCAAGACCCTGACGCAGACACTCATCAGCGACCTGATCAAAGCCGGCCTGGTCGAAGAGGGCCCCGGCGGCCGCATCCAACCCGGGCACGGCGAACGGAACCTGAACAATGCTCAAGGCGTCGGCGGCACGCAGGGCGCCCAGCTGCGCACACAGGGCCAGCAGCGCGCCGCGTCCACGCCTCAGGTGGTCATCAACTTCCACTCCTCCGCGCTCACGGCCAAGGACATGGACCGCGAGCTTGCGACCCTCGTTGAAAGCGGCCGCAGCCACACCATGCGCGCCGTCAACAAGACGCAGAGGAGGGCGTCGTGAGCCTGATCCGGATCGCCACTCGCAACCTCTTCGAGGAGGCGACGAGCGTCACCGTCACTGGTACCCCGACCACCGGCTACCCCGCGGCGCGCCTCTGGGATCGCGGCATTGCGCGCGAGTTCCGCATGGCCGGCGCGGGCGGGCACTACCTGACGTTCACGGGCGGGCTGTCGGCGGCCGAAGCGAACGCGCTGATCATCCCCGCCGGGCACTCGCTGTCGGGCCTGGCGGTCGAGGTATGGAAGTCGGCCGACGGCGCGACCTGGGGCAGCGCCTACAGCTCGGCGACCCCGGCGAGCAACGCCATCAGCGTGCAGGAGTTCACGGCCGTCGCGGCGGCCTACTGGCGCCTGCGCTTCCCGGTGGATTCCACGGTCGCCTTGGCCGAGGCGCACCTGACGAACATCCTCACGTTCGAGCGCGCCCCCGCGCGACCGGGCGGGGCGCTCGAGACCGAGTTCAACGTGTCCGTCGATCCGAGCAGCGCCGGGGTGCCGCGCTACATCGAGTATGGCCCGGAGCGTCGCCGCCGCTCCTACGAGTTCGCGAACTACTCGGCGACGGGCGCGGCCGAGATCAAGGCCCGCCTCGACGCGCTGCGCATGGCCAAGGACTTCTGGCTCTGCGACCACGCCGGGGTGTGGATCTTCGGCAACGTGCTGGCCCCGGTCATCCCGGTCGAAATCGCGGCCGGCCGCTGCTCCTTCTCCTTCGACTTCCTGGAGACCCCCGCCGCATGACGCTCTCCGTTGACGACGTCCGCGCGCTGCCCCGCTGCGCCCCGGTCCCCCTGGTCACTCTGACGCTGATGGACGGGTCCGTGCTGCACCTGTCGGATAGGGTCATCACGATCGGCGGCGTCACCTACGATTCGATGGTCAAGGAGATCGGCGAGATCGAGGAGAGCGTCGAGCGCGCGACCTCGCACGCGAACAATTCGGACTTCACGATGATCCTGAGGAACGTCGCGTGCACGGTCGGCGGCACGGACTACTCCTCGCTGATCGACGCCGACGACGCGCACCCGCTCGACGGCGCCTGGTGCGAGGTGTCCACGGTCCTACTCGAGGGCGGGCAGGTCACGCCCCTGGTACCGCTGTTCGTGGGCGTGACCGAGGAGCCGCAGAACATCACCCGGGCGAACCTGACGCTGCGCTGCTCGTCGGTCCCGGCCTACGCGGCAAAGCAGTACGGGCTCGCGAAGCTGATGCAGGCCGATTACCCGCTGTGCCTGCCGAGCGACAGCGGGAAGCCTTTCCCGGAGCTGATCGGGGAGTTCCGGACGGTCGAGGCGCGGCGCACCAAGTGGCCGGTCTACGAGAGCGACAACGAGACGAACCTCTCCGCCGGCATCAGCAACAGCGCAACGACGATCCCGGTTGTCTCGACGGTCGGCTTCGGCGACTACGGCGACGAGGAAAAGGTGATCTGGATTGAGGGGGAGCGCATCACCTGGGCGGCGAAGACCACGACGCCGCAGCAGTTCACCGGGTGCACTCGGGGGACGGCCGGCGGCACCGCCGCGGCGAGCCATGCCAGTAACGCCATTGTGGCCGAATACCCACACTCGGCGACTCCGAACGCGGAAGTCACGGCGGCCGGGCACGAGCTCGACAGCGTGACGGCGGTCTATGGTGAGTTCGGCGACCTGCTCGCGCCGATCCCGCTCGCCGACTGCGCGGTCACGCTCTCCCCGGCCCGTTCGTACATCGTCATCCCGAAGGCGTCGCTCGTGGTGCCCCCGACGCTCGTGGACTCAATCCAGATCAGCGGGTCGTCGGCGGCCGTGCGGACCCGTGTGGACAGCAGCAGCGGCGGGTTCTCGGGCGGCGCGGACGCCGGGTCGTTCTACAAGTACATCCAGTTTGACCCCAACCCCTACCTCAACGCCGAGGGGGTGCCGCTGTACTCTGACATCAAGGTGATGATCGCCTACAGCATGACCTTCGGCGATCCGTCGTCTAAGGTGGTGAACCAGTACGAGCACGGGATGATGCCGTCGTTTATTCAACAGCTGCGCTTTCAGATCGGCAATGCGGCAACGTTCGAGCTGGCGACCGGAACTTCCACTTGGAACTTCAACCGGACGGACCCCGGACCAAACGGCAGCGTGCACAAGGTGTGGCCGTCCGTCGCCGCAATCCCAATGCCGATCTCCTGGACGAACTGGACTTATCCGACCCCGTTCACGATCTACTGGAATTCGCAGGAGCACGGCGGGTACTCGGTGAGCGCCGACGTCTACCTCTCAATGCTGCTCAACGCGAACGCGGTCACGAAAACCGGGACCGTGAAGGACGAAAAGTACTTCCGCCGCATCTACGTGTCCGGCTGGGGCCGCCCCTCGGACAACGCGATCTTCGGCACGGTCGGCGAGGCGAGCCGGCGCCCAGACCACGTGATGAAGCGGTGGATCATCACGAACCTCGGCTTCGACGCCGCGGACATCGACACGGCCAGCTTCGACGCGGCCGGGACGTTCTACGCCGCGCAGTCTCCGACCTACGAGCTGAGCGTACGCGTGACCGAGGACGTCGATCCCCTCGAGGAGCTGTACCGGATGGCGTTCGAGTCGCGCTCCGTCGTCTACTTCGCGCTCGGCAAGTGGTACCTCAAGGTGATTCCGAGCAGCGCGCCGGCTGAAACGAAGACGGTCAAGGCGGGGGATCTCTCTGGGGAGAAGTCGGTCTTTGCCGCGGGCAAGACCAAGCGCGCCGACGTCAAGAACAGCATCACGCTCAAGTGGGAGAAGAACGACGGCCCGAGTGGCGGCAAGGACCCCTTCAAGAAGAGCGCCTTGGTCGAGGACGTCGTCGGCGACTATCCGACGCTGCCCGAAGACCTCGAGCTGCGCATGGTCTACGGCGAGCAGCAGGCCCGCGACGTCGCCGCGATCTACCTGATGTTGCGAGCGCGGCCGCTCAAGACGATCGAATTCCCCGTGTCCTGGGACAACACCGACCTGCAGATCGGCGACACGGTGCTGCCCGAGGACGTGGGGTTCTGGGACGGGGTGAAGTTTTGGCTGCAGTCGTGCCGGCGCGGCGGCGGGATAGTCAAGGCGACGTACACCGGTATCGAGTGGCCCGCATAGGAGAGAGACGACGATGAAATTCGATTTGACCACCCACCAAGGCGTCATTGCGGAGCCCGAGTTCCGCCCGGAGCTGTGGGATTTCGTGGAGTACTACGGCCTGGAGCAGATCGTATGGAACTCGGGCGGCGTGCACGCGGCAACGGTGCTCGGGCTCAACGCCAGCGATGCCAGCCGCAGCAGGGCGCAGACCACTATCAACGAGATCATCAACAGCCCGGCCTGCTTCGCGATCGTCAAGGCCGCCGATCTCGCCGACGACATCACCAGCGAGCAGACCGCGACCAGCGGCACGACGACGACGGTCACGAAAACCGGCGCGGGCTGGACCGCCGACGCGCTGATCGGCAAGGTCGCCGTCTTCACGGACGGGACCAACGGCAACGCCGACGAATCGGTGCGGCAGATCGTCACCGACAACACGACGGACACGATCACGTTCTCGCCGGGGTTCGCGGCGGCCTGCGACAACACCACCAAGTTCAAGGTCTACTCCTCGGCGCTGCCGATTGCGCTGCGGGGGTTTCTGGAGGCGGCGATGGCGACGCTCGGGTACGGCGGGGCGGTTGTCTGATGGCCGGCGAGGACGGTGGTTGTGCTGCCGGTGCTGTCTGCGTGGCGCACCCGCTGCTCGTTGAAAACGTGGTGGCGATGCGAAAGACGTTCGACGCGTACGTCCAGCACGCCTCGGAGCAGCAGTCGAAGATGGTCGAGATTCAGGCGCGCATGGCAGAGCAGTTTCACGCGGAGCTGATGACCGCGGTGAGCACGTTCTCCGGCCACCGGGGACGCTCCCCGGTTGACGGCGCGGCCGCGGGCCCTGCTGACAAGCCTCACCCGCTCGACCGGGCCGAGGACTACGAGCAGCGGGTCATCCTGCAGCTCTCGCGCAAGGATCTGTTTCGCGTGCTCGGGGCGATCGCCGTGATCATGGTGCTCGTGCTGGGGATCGCGATGCTGGCCGGCGAGCGCGGGTTGACGCTGCTGCCGAAAGCGGTGACGCCGAAATGACCCCCACCAGCACTCGCGACCCCGATCTCCTGCACCCGCGGCTCCGCCCCGTCTGGGAGCGCTTCATGCGCCTTGGGCGCGCCGCGGGCCTGGTCCTGGTCTTCACCAGGGGTTACGCCTCCAGTCGCGACCAGGACGCGCTTTACCAGGTGGGCCGCCGCGGGATCCCTGGCGAGGGGATCGTCACCAAGGCCAGGGGAGGGCAGAGCTGGCACAACATCGAGCGCGACGGCCAGCCCGCGGCCCTGGCGTTCGACGTCTGCGTGATGACCTCCGACGGCAAGCGGGTGCTGCCGAGCTCCGCCCCGGAGTGGGACACGCTCGGGCGCATCGCCGAGTCCTTGGGGCTGACCTGGGGCGGCCGCTTCGGCGACAACCCGGCGACGGCAAGGATCGAGGGGTGGGACAAGGGGCACTGCCAGCTGGACGAGTGGGGCTCGCTGAGCCTCGAGGATGCAATGGCCGGGAAGGACCCGGCAGAAGGGGGAGGGCTGTGATCTTCTTGGACTCGATGCTGTACCGCACCCGCGCGCTGCGCCTGGTTGTGCTCCTTGCGCTGCTCACGGCGCTGGTGCTTCTCGCCGGCTGCTCCTGCTCCCTGCAGCAGATCGCCTCCGGCACTTGCAAGTCGATCCCGTACCCCGATCCGCCCGGGCCGACGCCGCCCGCGCCTGTCCCGCCGCCCGATCCGGTGCCGTCCGATCCCCGGGACGCGATCCCGATCGACCAGGTCGTCTGGCACGATCCGTCGCCGGTGGGCTACGCGGTCACGGCGACCCTCTCCGGGGTGACGATCTCCGCGCCCGGGGGCACGACGGGGCCGATCACCGTCTGCTGGGATTGGTCCCGCCCGGCCTGGCCGACCAACGGGGAGCCAAAGCCGAGCGACGGGAATCTCTGGATCATCGCCCGGCTCGCTGACGGGCGGTACCACGGGGGCACCTGGGAGATGACGGCGCCGAAGTTCCTGCCGCACCAGTGCCGGACGACCGAGGCGCACGACGGACAGCCGCCGTTCATTCAGTCGGACGGGCCGACGGCGCAGTGGATCCCGGCGCGCGGGGACCAGGTCTGCCACCTGATCACGACGATCACCCGCGGGGGCGTGCCGGGGAACTCGCCGCACGAGCGCACGCCGATCGTGTGCGGGGTGTGGCCGTGAGCTGCGCGGCCTGCAGGCTGTCTCGCGTGGCGCTGCGGTATCGGCATCGCGACAACGCCATGCTGCCCGTGCGGGAGTGCCGCCGTAGCCCGCCAGACAACAGCGGGTGGCCGGAGGTGCTCGACGACGACTGGTGCGGATGCTACGAGGAAAAACAGGCCGCGCCTGTTGGGATTGCAGCGCCATGAAGCTCGACCGCCGCTACACCGCCGGGTGGATCCTCTGGGGCCTGCTGTTCGTGGTCCTCGAGGGCTCGGCGCTCCTGATTCCGGCCGACGCGCCCAACGGCACCCTGACCTGGAACCTGCGCGAGCTCCTCGCACTCGGTAGCCGCACCCAATGGGCCGGGAGGGCGCTCGCCGTTGCTGTGCTGGCGTGGCTCTGCTGGCATTTCCTGTACCCCAAGAACGACAGGAGGAAGTGAACATGAGCACTCAGTTTCGCGTGAAGGTTCTCGACCAGCAGCCCGGCGCCGTCGAGGTGAAGTACGTCAAGCCCGACGGCTCACTGTTCGGTCCGCAGTCCGGCCAGGTCATCAAGCCCGGCGAGGACGGGACGTTCGTCGTCCACGGCTCTGGCAGCGTGCTGATTTCGCGGGTCGCGCTGGTCTCCGGCACCGAAGAGTCGATCGTGAAGCCGCTCAAGGAAACCTGCGACGACCTGCGCCGCGAGCTCAAGGGGGTCGAGGAAACGCTCCGCGCGTTGAAGAAGCACCCGGACGTCCCGGATCCGCGCATGGCTGCGCCCCACGGGGAGAAGTTCAAGGGTCAGGCCGGCGAGATGATCGCGCAGCTGATGCTCGCGGTTCGCCACGTCGAGGACGCCCGCATGAGGATCGGGAAGGTCCTGCAGTACGCCGACGACGGAATCAGCATCCTCGACAAGAGGGAGGCGTAGACCATGCTCACCGCGTTTTTCGCAAGCTGGGCCGGAAAGATCGTGATCGGATTCGTCACGTCCGGCGTGATCGGGATCGTCAAGAAGTACACCCCGGCGATCTGGAGCGTGATCCCCGAGCCGGTGCGGCCGCTGGCCTCGCTGATCCTCGGCGCGGTTGCTGCCGGCGCGGCGACCGTCGCTGACCCCGTGACCACCGTTGCCACCGTTGCCACCGCCGCGGCGGCCGGCGCCGGCGCCGGGGCGGTCGGCAAGGCAGTCAGGGACGCGGTGCGCGAGGTCGTCCCGGCCGGTCCCGACTTCCTCAACCCGACCACGCCGGAGCCTTAACCGATCAAGGGGCGTCCGAGCTAGGCCGCGGACCACGACCTAGCGGCGGCAGCGCCTGGACAGCGTCTGCCGCCCGCCCCGACTATCCGGCACGACCCGCCCGGGGCATCGGCGCAGCGGCCCCTCCCCGTCAATCGCGCAGCACAAGGCGATCCCGGGCGGCTCTTCTTGGGGCAGAATGCCTCAACTCCAGCCCCCTACCCTGTCGGCCCGTCAAGGTCTCTGCCCCGACGCACCCCTCGACGTGCCTACGCCCTGGCCGTAGCACGAACTACCCTCCCTGACCGCAGCGTGATCGTCAGGCGCCGCCGATCATGCAGTTCGACCCGCCGCGCGAACGCCAGCAACAGCCGGCGCGCCGCCCCCACCGGAACGGCCGCAGGAGGCTCCTCTGCTGCCCGGCGCAGGTCATCGGGTAGGGCAAGGGCCGGAAGCCGCTCCTGGGCCATCCTGGCGCGAATCCGGGCCGCTCTCGCCGTCAGGTCGGCTACCCGGTCCCGCGCGTCCTCGATGGTCAGCACCCCCGCCTCGATTGCCGCGACCAGGCGCCCCCGGGAGGACTCGATTTCCGCAAGCTCGGCTGACCCGGGGCCCGGATCCGCGTCCCCCTGCCCCCGCGGCTCCCCCTCGGCCGCCGACAACTCCCCGGGGATCGCCCGCCAGAGCGCCCACAGCGCCGCCCGGTCGATCGGGCCGCAGGCGAACGCCCCGGCCTGGGGGCACGGCTCGCGCGCCGCCGCCCGCGTCCAGAGCCCGCCCCTGCAGTAGTAGTACAGGTATCGCCCGCACCTCTTCCCCGGCGTCCGGTCGTGCGAGGCCAGCAGCCGGCCGCAGTGCCCGCAGCGAAACAGCCCGAGCCCGGTGAGCAGCCGCTTGCCCTGCCCCTGCCCTCCCCACCTGATTTGCGACCGGCGTCCGCGGGCGGCGTCGATCCGCAGCGCCTGCTCGAGCGACACCAGGGGTTGCCACGCGGCCACGACCAGGCGCCCGTCGGGCAGTTCGACGCGGCCGGCGTACCAGAGTAGGCGTCGGCGCGAGATCGCCAGCTTGACGGTCGTGGGGCTCATGGCCGGGTGCAGCTTCGCGAGCGTCAGGATCCCGTGCTCCTCCGCGTCGATCAGCATCCGCCGCACCTCATCCGCGCGCGCCGGGTCCGGCACGAGGCGTTCGGGCGTTGCGGCATCGAACAGGTAGCCGACCGGGGCCTTGCCTCCCGGCCACTTCCCGGCGGCCCTGCGCTCGGCCTTCCCCCGCTTCTGGCGGGCGAGCATCTTCTGTTTCTCGCGCACGCTGAGCGCCCCGAAGAGCGTGTGCAGGAAGTCGTCGTCGGCGTCGGATAGGTCAAGCGCCTGCGCGGGGGTGGCCACGACACACCCAGCAGCGCGGCAGACGGTCTTGATCTTCGCGAGCTCGGCGAGGTCTTGGGCGCGGCACAGGCGCTCAAACTCGATGACCAACAGCACCCCGACGCCCCCGGCCGCGATCCGCTCGAGCAGAGAGCGGAAGACCGGGCGCCCGGAGATCGTCTCGCCGCTGCCGGTTTCGTGGTGCACCTCGTAGCGCCAGCCTTCGCGCTCGGCGTGAGCGACCAGGGCGCGCTCCTGGCCGGCGGGGGACCAGCGTTCTTGGCGGGAGGTGCTGACGCGACAGTAGATCAGGGCGAAGCGGTCAGGGTTGCTCAAGGCCGGTCAGGGTTGGTCAGGGTTCGCCACTCGGTCGGCAGCTCCACCCCCGCGGCCGCGCACTGCTGCACCATGTAGGCCGCGAGTTCGTCGAACGCCCGGCGCGCGTTGTCGAGCAGCTCGAGCAGGCGCGGGTCGGAGGAGGCGCGGTAGCGGGCGAGG